CTCTATCTATAATAGTTTTTCCGCGCGGAATCATACAAACAGAAAAGCCACCTGAGCTTCCTCAGATGGCTTTAGTCTGGTTGACTGCTTCAGAGCTTGCGCGAACAGATTTCCACAATTGGCCTCGTTTGAAATGCTTGAATTATCATTGTTTTCGTCGGAGCATAAATCCAAGTCAATGGTATTGCTATCCCCGAAGCAATTAAAAACCAGTTTCAATCGGTTGCCATCATCGTAAACATAGGCTGCGACCAGAAATGTGTTGAAAAGGTCTTCCTGATACTGACGGTCGTAAACATCGCCGTTCCTGAATAACAAAAGGCTTGATATGAGGTTTTTACGATCAACGTGAACGAGGTCTTCTTTTGCTGAGTTCAGTTTGGCGCTTAAATCTGACTGTTGAGCCTCCAACTCAATGAGCCGGTCGCGGGTCGTGCTTGTAATGACACCCTGTTCAATGGCCTTCATCACATTTGAGATAGAGGACTTGATGTCGGCTAACTCATTCTCCAAAGAGGTGATTTGAAGCTTTCGGTCTTCATCTTCCCAGTATTCGATAGTTTTATCTGCAATCCATTCAATGACATCATCAGTCAGACAATATTGCTTGATGGCTTGGGCAACCGCTGGCTCGATGATATCCCGGCGAATATTCTTTTTGTCACAGGTGCGTCCCACGCGCCTATTCTGGCAGGCGTAATAATGATGAATGGTTCCGGTCTTGGAAGTGCCGGACATTCCGATCATGTAGCCCCCGCAGTGTCCGCATCGTAGCTTCCCGGTCAGAAGGTAATCATCTTCGCCGGGTCGATGCCGGCCGTTTTTCCTTCGGTTTCTCATCCTGATTGCCTCCTGAACCTTGTGCCACAGGCGGTCATCTATAATGCGCGGAACACCGCCCTCAATGCGAGTTTCACCGTAAATGTAAATCCCGCGATACCTTTCATTGGTGCATAGGCCGTGAAAACTGCATTTGTTCCACTCGCCATTGCTGCCGGTTTTGATACCCCGGCGGTTTAGATCACGGGCAATGCTCGTATTGGTTTCACCAGAGGCGACGCGCGTGAACACCTCCCGGACGACTGCGGCGGCGGGTTCATCCAAGACGACTTTTCCGTCGGAACCGCGCTTGTAGCCGAAAGGCTGCTTTCCGTTTGCGATGCACTTGCTGGCGTTGTCCATCAGACCGCGGCGAACATCCTCTGCCAGATTGTCCGAGTAGAACTGGTTGACATTCATCATCGACCGCAGAGCAAACCGACCAGCCGCGCTGTCGTCAAAATCTTCCTCGGCATAGTAGACTTTGACACCGCAGTCAACCAGACGAGCTTCGTTCACCATCGCCTGCATCATATTTCTGCCCATGCGGTTGGACTTCCATGCAAGCACATAGCAGAACTTCCCGTCCTCAGCATCATTCATCATACGTTGGAATGCCGGGCGATTGTCGGTGCGGCCGCTGATTGCCCGGTCTTCGTAGGTCACGGTGATTTTCAGACCCAGCGAAGCAGCGTATTTCCGGCAAGCCTCAATCTGCTGCTCGATGGAAACATCCCTCTGGTTGTGGGACGAGTAGCGGGCATAGATGACGGCATCGCCGCTTGCCTGTTTCTTTTTTCTTGCCATTGTAATTTCCTCCGAGGTACACTTTGACAAGCCTACCCGGAGGTGGTACAATAACATCTGTGAGGTTGGCTGTTATTACCCTCTGGGTAAGCTGATCTGGAACGCCTGCGGTGTTGGTAGCACCGTGGGCGTTTTTTATTTCAATCAAAGATGCTTACTTCTTACATATCAAAAACGGAAAAATCCGCCAAAACGCTGACAACGTTGCAGCATCCTGTTATATTTGAGCCACTTCCGGGAGCAAATACGGCAGAAAAGAGGTGGACTATGTGGAAAACAAGAAATTTGAAGATGAGCTGAAGGAACAGCTTCGGAAGATTTCTGTTAAGCAGAGGATAATGCTGCTTCGGCTTATTCGTTCTGAGCGAGAAACTGAATGTAGCTCAGAGCCTGCTGCTTTTTCTCAGAACTGAGATTAAAAATCGCTTTCATAATTTCCGCATCCAGCTCGTCCTCAGCAGAGAGGGCGAGCTTTTTGCTTTCGGGGTCATCAAACATTAAATCCACGGGCATGTCATCAACATTTACCAGCAAGTCTGTAAGGGTCATGCCCATTCCAGACGCAAGCTGCTTTAACCTTGGAAGGGTGGGGGTGACAGGTAAACCGGTGCTTGGATTGATGCCCTTTTCCAACATAGAAATATAGCCATTGGACAATCCGCATTGATTGGCAAACTGCCGCTGGGAGAGCCCGTGATCTTTCCTATATGCGGAGATTAAGTCGCGAAGTGTCATGTTGCTTCCCTCCAAATTGTTTAATCTATTATACATTCAAAGTGACGGAATTGTCAATGGACTTTGTGTAATTTTTTGAACAAAAATTGTTCAATCGGGTTGACAATCCGGCGTGGAAGGTGTACTATGGGTGTGCAATCGGTTAAACAAAACCGGTGCATGAAGCAGGAATGGAGGTGAAATTGATGGGTTTTAAGATTAGAGAGGTTCGGAAGTCGCTGAAAATGAGTCAGGAGGAACTCGCAGAAAAAAGCGGTGTGAGCCGAGGAACCATCGTTGCGCTGGAAAGTGGCACAGAGCGCGTCACCACAACAAAAACATTGGTTGCACTGGCGATTGCAATGGGTGTCAGCGTGGACCAAATTTTTTTTGCTGATGATGTTTAATCGAATGAACACTTAACACAGGGAGGTTCCCATGAACACCGACATCCACGTCCGGTTGGACGAAATCAGTCCCGAAGATACCGCTCGGCTGGCGCGGGGCTGCAAGAGGCTCTACCTCAACATCATCGCCATGCCGGGCGGGCAGGAAAGGCTGGATGCCGCATGGGAGGCCTACCAGCAACGAAAGAAAGGAGGATGTCCCAATGGTTGAACTTCTTATGTTTCTGTACGGCGTTGATGCCGACCAAGCCGCGGCCAGATGCCCGGCGGCGTGGTTTGGTGTGATCGTGATGGTCATCGGGGTTCTGGGCTGGTTGGACTGCTACGGCTGTTTCGATAGCCTTGGCCGTTGGCTGGGCAAGGTGCTGAAGGAGGTGCGCGATGTATTCTCCGTTTGACCCAACCGATGAAGAAGCGGGCTACCCAGAAGAACCCCGCTGTCCGCTGTGCCATGAGCGCTGCGATACCATCTACCGCACTAATGATGGCGCAATCGTTGGCTGCGACCGCTGCTTGGAGGCCGCAGATGCATGGGAAGTTCATGAATGCTTCTCGGAAGGGGGTGACTGATTTGAAAGCCAAGAAGTTGACCCGCAAGCAGAAAGAAGCTCTTTCCGCTGCTGGCTGGGACTGCACCGCATATCTCTGGGTTCGGGATGTCCCGAATGGCATGGTGCTTCTGAACAAGGGCACCGGCAAGACCGTTGTTTTTGAAAAGTGAAAGGAGGATGCCACATGGCAAAGGAAACCACATTGCAGGTCATCGAACTGCAGCAACTGCCCATCATCGTGGAGCGGCTGCATAGCGTAAAGGCTGACATTGAGCAGCGCACGGCTGAAGCCCTCTCGCTGGTCTGCACCGAGCAGACCTATAAGAGTGTCAAGGATGCCCGTGCGCAGTTGACCAAGGAATTTAAGGAGTACGAGGCCCAGCGCATTGCTGTCAAGGACAAAATCCTTGAACCGTATGCCGAGTTTGAGAAAGTCTACCGCGAGTGCGTGACGGTGCCGTTCCAGACCGCAGATGCAGAGCTGAAACGGAAGATTACGGATGTTACTTCCGGTATCGTGTCCCAAAAGACGGATGCCGTTCAGGAATATTATAACGAGCTGGTGGAGGCCGCTGGTATTGACTGGATGGACGATTTGACCTACCGGCCGAAGGTCAACATGAGTGACAGCGTAACTGCCCTGAAAAAACAAGCAAAGGCGTTTGTGGACGGCATTGTGTCCGACGTGGCTGCAATCGAAGCCACGGAAAACTCTGCGGAAGTTATGGTGGAGTACCGGAAGAACCTCGATCTGCCCGCAGCTATTAAAGCCGTGGATGACCGGCACAAGGCGCTGGAAGAACAGCGCAGACGGGAAGAAGAACGCCGTGCCCGGCAAGCGGAGCGTGAAGCCGCCGCAGAAAAGGTTCGCGCCGCTGCTGCGGCTGCGGCCCAAGAACAGCCCGAACCGGCGCAGGAAATCTCCGCAGACCCGGAAATGGCCGTGCAGCCTGAACCGGAACCGGTGCCGCAACCCAAGCCGGAACCCATCTTTATGACCCGCTTCTACGCAAAGGGCACTAAGGCCCAGCTCGTCGGTTTGAAGCATTATCTTGAAAAGGAAGGTATTGAATATGGCAACCTCTAACAATCAGCTGCAAGCGCAGCAGAAGCCCAAGTTCTCCGTGGCAATCACCACCAAGGGCTACCAGTCCTTGATTTCCAACACCCTGCGCGACCCGGCCCGCGCCCGCCGCTTTACGGCCAGCATCACCTCGGCGGTAGCCGTCAACCCGGCTTTGCAGGAATGCGATGCCGGCACGATTCTGGCCGGTGCCCTGCTGGGCGAAAGCCTGAACCTCAGCCCGTCCCCGCAGTTGGGTCAGTATTATCTGGTCCCGTTCAAGCAGAAAGCCAAGTATGACCGCAACAATCGACTGATCCGACCGGAAATCACCACGGCTACGTTCGTGCTTGGCTACAAGGGGTATGTTCAGCTGGCATTGCGCAGCGGTCAGTATGCGGATCTCGATGTGATGGAAATCAAGGAAGGGGAATACCTCGGCAAAGATTCGCTGACCGGCAAGCCCAAGTTCCAGTTCATCGAAGACGATGACCAGCGGGATGCGTTACCTACCGTTGGCTACATGGCTTACTTTGAGTACATGAACGGTTTCCGCAAGGTGCTGTACTGGTCCAAAGAAAAAATGATGAACCACGCAGATACCTACTCCAAGGCGTTCAGTCGGCAGAAGTACGAGGAATTGCTGGCTGGCAAAATCCCGGAGAGCGAAATGTGGAAGTATTCGTCCTTTTGGTATAAGTCGTTCGATGACATGGCAAAGAAAACCATGCTTCGACAGCTTATTTCTCGCTGGGGTGTTATGAGCATCGAGATGGCCAAAGCCTTTGAGAGCGACAACACCGTGTCTATGGTGGACGGCAATGGCGAAATCGTCACCGAGCCGGAATCTATGCCTGGTGCATCCGAACAGCCGGAGCTGCACACCGGGAAACCGGATGTAGGTGATGGTCAGGGCTCTCTGCCGCACGGAGATATTTCTCAGGGAGAACCGACGACCGTAGAAACGGTAGTTGACCTCAGTTCGTTATGATCAACTACAACATCATATCCACCGGAAGTCAGGGAAATGCGGTGGTAATCGAGCAGAAAATCCTCGTTGATTGCGGGGTTTCATTCAAGGCATTGGCAGCAGAATGCCGGACGTTGAAGCTGGTGCTGCTGACCCACATCCACAGCGACCATTTCAAACCGTCAACGATCCGCTTGCTGGCCGAGAGCCGCCCGACACTCCGATTTGCCTGTTGTGCTTGGCTGTGCAAGCCGTTGGTGGACGCAGGAGTGCCCATCGCGCAGATTGACGTTTTGGAGCCGGGACACCTGTATGGCTACGGCATCTGCAACGTCATTCCGCACATAGTCAAGCACAATGTGCCCAACTGCGGATGGAAGATTTGGCTGGACGGGAGAAAGCTGTTTTACTGCACCGACATGAACAACTTGAACGGCATTTCGGCTCCGAACTATGACTTGTACATGGTCGAAGCCAACTATGACGACAAGGAAATTCAGGCCAAAATTGCAGAGAAAAAGCTGACTGGCGAATACATCTACGAGAAGCGCGTCCTGCGGGACCACATGAGCGTGGCAAAGGTCAATGACTGGCTGTATGCCAACATGGGGCCGAACAGTGCCTATATCTATATGCACTGCCATCAGGACAAGGAGGGTTCAACATGACGGGGCGGCTGGTCGATATGGCTTTCACCCTTGGCGGGAAGCAGCGCATCACGCTGGAAGTCGATGGAGATTTCCGGGAAACGTGGGACAAGCTGCATCTGGAACGGCTTCTGGATATCGAAATCAAGAAGCACCGCAACAAGCGCAGCCTGTCAGCAAACGCCTATTTCCATGTCCTGTGCAATAAAATTGCCGCCGAAACAGGGGAAAGCGATGACGAGGTCAAACGGCGGCTGGTTGTCGCCTATGGAGCACTGGCCCGCGATAAGGACGGCCATGTGATCGGTATCAAGCTCCCTGCTTCTGTGGACGCAACGGAAATCTACCAATACGTCCGCTTCTACGAAACCCGGCAGGAAAACGGCAAGGATTTTGCCTGTTACTTCGTTTACAAGGACACGCACCGGATGGACACGAAGGAGTTTTCGCATCTGGTAGATGGCACGATCGCGGAAGCCAGAGAGCTGGGTATCCAGACGGATACCCCGGAAATGGTGGCCCGGTACAAAGAAGAGTGGTCGAAATGACCAGAAAGGAAAAATTATGAATATGGAAAGAGAACGACTGATATCGGTCCCCCTCACGGAATACAAGGATTTGCTGTCGGCCAAAGCGGAGCTTGAAATCATCTATCACAAGCTGGAGAGCTGCACGGGCACCACGGAGAAGTACACGTTTCACGAATTTGTCCAGAATGTGCATGAGGCTTTGCACCCGGCGCAGTCGGACACTGAGGTTCCTGTTCCTGTCATTCCGGGTATGGCTGAACCGCTGGTTGCAATGTGCGCTCAGGACACAGTGAGGTCAGCCAATGCTGAACAGTTGTGATTTTCAGGGGCGCTTTGCCGCTGATCCGGAGCTGCGGACCACCCAGAGCGGCAAGACGGTTGCCAGCTTCCGCATGGCCGTTGACCGGGACATGGTCGGACAGGACGGCAAGCGTCCTACGGACTGGCTCACCTTCACGGCATGGGGCAAGACGGCAGAGTTCGTCAGCAAATATTTCCGAAAGGGGAGTGCAGCAACGGTTCATGCCCGCTGCCAGACCCGCCAGTATCAGGACAAGAACGGAAATAACCGCACGGCGGTGGAGTTCGTTGTGGACAACATCTATTTTGCCGGTGCGAAGTCTGACGGTCAGCAGCAGAGCGGCTATGTGGATGACGGCGGGACGAATCCTCCGGCAACATACCGGAGCCAGCAGCCCCAGCAGATGGGCTTTGCGACCCAGAATCAGCGGCAGCAGTGGCAGGGCGCGGATGACCGCCCCGGCAATGTTCAGGTTGAGCCGAGCTTTTCCCAGGGAAATGCTGATGATTTTTCGGTCATTGATGATGCAGACGACCTGCCGTTCTGACCGCAGTAAGGAGGTGGTTGGATGGTGAAACCAGACAACTACGTTATGCTTCTGGGCTGGATGCGAACCGAGTTGAACCTAAAAGGAAATGAGCTAAACCTCTATGCGATGATTTATGGTTTTACGCAAGACGGCGAAACAGAGTTTTCAGGCAGCATTCGATATATGCAGGAATGGCTTGGCGCGGAGAGCAAGCAGACGGTCTTCAATACACTGGAAAAGCTCATGGAAAAGGGACTTGTTCAGAAGCGTACAGAGGTCGAAAACGGCGTAAAAAGGAACTATTATCGGGCATCATTGCGGGGTAGTCCAAATATTAGACTACCCAGTCCAAATTTTAGACCGGGGGTAGTCCAAAATTTAGACCACCCTAGTCCAAATTTTAGACCCAATAATATAGAAGATAATATAGTTATATATGACGACAGCGGCGACCGCGCGCATGACCCACGGTTAGATGCCGATTTTGGCCGGATTGTCCGTGCCTTTGAGGAGAACATCGGGTCATTCCCACCCATCATGCGGGACAGCCTGCAGCGCTGGCGGGAGCAGTTCAGCACAGAAATGATTCTGCTGGCGATTGCTGAGGGGGCCAAGAATGGCGCTCACCGTTGGAACTACATTGATTCTATATTGCGGGGCTGGAAGAAGAACAACATCAGGACACCCGGCGACTTTGAAGCATGGGAATCCAAACGGAAATCCCAGAGCAGTGACACAGCAGCGCAGCAGCCAACCCGTTCCGCTGCTGCGGACTATGACTTTATTTTTGGAGGCTTAAATGACAGTTGAAGGATTGAAAGCGGCGATGCTGGAAATCGAGAACTACTTCGGCAAAGAGCTTCCGTTCAATCAGCGCAAGGCGCGGTCGGAAGCATACTCGGCAGCGCTGAAGGACATTCCCGATTGGATGGCGGCGCAGGCTTTGACCGAAGCGTTGAAGGTCTGCCGGTTCCCACAGCAGTTGCTTGTGGACTGGTGGGCTGAAATCAAAAAGATTCAGGCAGCGCAAGCACCCACAGCAAACGACCTCTGGAAAGAGGCAGCGACAGCGGCCCGGAAAATTGAGGCCAACCTCTACTACCAGACCCACGGTGGCCTGATGACCACCGAGGGAAAGCTGACAGGGGAGGACTTCAAGCGGCGCAATGCGGAGATCTTCGCCGCCCTGCCGGTGGCGGTGCAGCGCTGGGCTGGCTCCCCGGCGGACCTGTCGGAGATTTTCAGCAGCCGCAGCAGCGCGGATCTGCGCCAGTTCGTCCGGCCGGGCTTCGACCGGGCTGTGCAGGATGCCCCGGTTGAGAGTTTGCAGCCCCCGGCTCTGCCCGGCGGCGCAGCCCTGGCACAGATTGGAGGTGGCACGGCATGAGGTCGAAAAGACCATTCCGCAGCCTGATCGTGTGCGTTTCGTGTGCGATGGTTGGCTGCATTCTCACAAGCACGGCCTACTCCCGGCGAGTGGACGAGTTGGAAATCGAGCGGGATATCTACGCCAGCAAGTCATCCAACTGGGAGCGCATGGCCGGAGAACGTGATGAAACCATTGACCAACTCCAAACCGAGGTAGACAAGCTGACCGCAGAACTGAACGCCCAGACCGATTTGACCCTTACATACGCCGGGGCGTTCAGCTGCACGGCCTATTGCGCCGAAGAATACGCCCACATCTGTGGCGAGGGGCACGGCATCACATCTAGCGGTGCAAAGGTGCAGCCAGGTGTGACCGTAGCTGCTGACACCAGCGTTCTGCCATACGGCACAGTGGTCTATATCGAGGGCGTAGGCCTCCGGGTCGTTCAGGACACTGGCGGCGCGGTAAAAGGTAACAAGCTGGATGTGGCGGTAAACACCCATGCAGAGGCTCTAAGCTGGTCTGGATGGGGTTCCCGCCGGGTCTGGGTCATTTCGGGAGGTGTTGAACCGTGAAAAAACCGTTTGAGACCGAAATGGACGATACCAGGCAGGCGGTCGGACAAATCGTGTGTTTGTGCACCACCATTGCGCTGCATCAGGAGTTCGGTGTCGGCAAGACCAGACTGGAGCGCATTAAAGCTAGAATTGACGAGTTGGAGAACCAGAACACCGAGGTCATTATGACCCCGGATGCAAACGGCAGACCCTCCAAGGACAAGGCCGAGGCAATCCGGGAAAGCTGGTTGGCTGGGTGCGTTTCTTCTGACTACCGAATCCCGATGGTGAGAATGCCTCGTGGGCGCAAAGAGCAGCAGTACCGCATGGCTGGCGACAGAGCTGCCAAAATTGCTTGGCAGATTTACGCCAAGGCGGTTATTGATGTGCTGCACTACGGTCCAGACCGCTTGGAACGGTTGCGCAAGGAAAGCCATGCCAACTATGAGCAGCTGAACAAGTGGGGGCATGAGGATGGTCTGGATGTTGCGATGGAAAAGCTGCGCCGCTGTGCTGCTGATGCCATGCAATCCCCGGATCTGGAAGTTGCTGATATCGATGGCAGCAAGGATGCCGTGGAAGTGGACAAAGAGTTCCGTAAGCAGCAGCTGAATTTCATCAAGCGTGTCCGGGCACAGACCCTTGGCCGCATCGGTGCCACCTCACAGCCCGTCAACGTACTGGCCGAGCAGGGTGTGCAGGACAAGGTTCAGGAGATTATGCAGCAGGTTTCCCAGCAGTCTTTTGAACGCAGGAGGAGACGTTGATATGGCACAAAATGAATACGGCGAGAAGCTGGACAGCAATGGCTATGCGCCCAGTGTCCTGCACGATAAGCCGACCTGTCTGATTTGCGGCCGCTTCGGAGTGGCCCGGCATGAAGTCTACTTTGGGCCGTATCGGGACAAGAGCAAGCAACTGGGCTTGTGGGTGACGCTCTGCCCTTGGTGTCATCAGAACGGCAACACGGCGGTTCACACCAACCGGGCGGCGGATCTTCGCCTAAAAAAGTGGGCACAGAAAAAGGCCATGGAATACTACGGCTGGCCGGAGGCGCGGTTCATCCAAGAGTTCGGGAGGTCTTACTTATGAGCGAAAATTGCCCGATTATCGCCATCGACCCCGGCAACACGCAGTCCGGCTACTGCGTAATTGACCAGCGCACCTTGCGTCCGCTGGAGTTCGGCAAGATTGACAACGCCGAACTTATGCAGAAGTTGGCCTCCGCTACGGAGCAGGACTGGCGGTGGGCTGTCATCGAAATGGTGGCCTCCTACGGGATGCCAGTCGGCAGGGAGGTTTTCGACACTGTCCTTTGGATAGGCCGCTTCTACCAAACTCTGAACGCCTGCTGCTCGGTGCGGCTGCTGTGCCGTATCGAGGAAAAGCGGCATATCTGCCACAACACACGCGCCAATGATGCCGCCATCCGGCGGGCACTCATTGACCGCTTTGCAGACCACGACCTCAAAAACGGCCGTGGCACAAAGAAGGCCCCGGATTTCTTTTACGGCTTTAAGGCAGACATCTGGGCGGCATACGCCGTCGGCTTGACAGCCATTGAGAACCGGGAGAACGATTATAATTTTTCATCGAACAAATGAAAGGAATACATATCATGGATAACTACGAAAACGAAGCCTCCAAGTTTGCCGCTCAGCGCAACAAGCTGAAGAATATCTGCGAGGCCCACGACCTGACCTACACCTTCATCAAGAACGCCTACCCCATCAAGCTGATTATCCGCCCGGTCGGCGGCGTTGGGGAACAGATGTCCATGCTGGAGGCTGCAAGCGAGGACAGTTATATTTCCCCGGATGCTTACCTGTTGTTCACGATGAAGGATGGCGCTCTGGTTTACCGCATGAGCAAGACCTTCACCATCGAGGATGCCCTGTTCGGCAAAATCAAGAACATCTTCAAAAATATGCACTCCTACTACCTTCAGTTCTTCTTCCGGGATCTCATTGAAAGCGGCCGTCTGACGGCCATCGGTGCCAAGATGCCGGACATCCCGGAGCCTGCCGGAGAGAACACCCCTCCCGTGGTTCAGCCGCCGCAGGAAACCGCAGAAGCGGATAAAGCGGAATCCGATGATGAAGCAAAGGTTCTGGCGCTCATTGATACCAGCGGTGTAACGCAGCCCTATGTGGCGGATAAACTGAACATCAACCTCAGCGCGGCCACGGAGCTGCTGGATAAGCTGGAAAGTAAAGACCTGATCGACTTCTACGATGGTCGTTACTACCTCCACAAGACGGAGGAATAACTCATGGCAAAGGCAGCAGTAACGCGCAGCATCCGCGACGACCATCAGAAGAACTTCCTCAAAATCTTCAACGGGCTGACAGGAAAGCATAGCCGCTGGGAGATTTGGGAGGACTTCGTCACCCTGACGGCCATCGAGATTTCAAACAGCACGGATAAGGTGAATGCCCCGGAGCGCACCAAGATGTACCAGACCATCATTTCCAAATACTCCGCCAAGGAGCGGGACGGTATGGCCGAAATGCTGGCCGAGGTGGTCATGGGCATGGAGCAGAACCCCGACCAAGATTTCCTTGGTTCCCTGTACATGATGTGCGAGTTGGGAAACGACCACGCCGGGCAGTTCTTCACTCCCTACAATGTGTGCCGCTGCATGGCTGAGATTACGTTTGACCCGAAGCTGCACCCGGACATGGAGGGCTTCATCTCGGTATCCGACCCGGCCTGCGGTGCTGGAGCCACGCTGCTTGCCTTTTTGAACGTCTGCAAAAGACGGAATATCTGCTACCACAACAAAGTCCTTGTCATAGCCCAAGACATTGACTTCATCGTTGGGCTGATGTGCTACATCCAGTGCAGCTTCATGGGCTGCGCTGGATATGTAGTCATCGGTGACACACTCGTGAATCCGGCAACGGCCTACGACAGCCGCGGATTGCTGCCCGCAGGGCCACAAAATCGTATCTGGTATATGCCGCTCTTCTCAACCGACGTGTGGTATATGCGCCGCCAGATAGCGCAGATGAACCTACTGTTTGAACCGAAAGTCGAACCAGTAGAAATCGAAAAAGCAGATACTAAGCCCGCAAATTTGCAAAAATCTATCAAATCAGCACCCAAAGAGCCTGAAAAACAGGACTTTAAGGAAACCAGAAACGGACAACTCACATTTTTCTAACTCGAATTGAGAAAGGAGTAATCACTATGGCAGATATCACTTATATCCCTATCCGGCAGTTGCATCCGCACCCGGACAATCCCCGCAAGGAGCTGGGCGACCTGTCCGAGCTTGCCGCCAGCATCAAGGAAAACGGCGTATACCAGAACCTGACCGTCATTCCCGGCCACTACCTTGGCAGCAGGGAGTACATCCAGAAGTGCGTTGACGAGGGTGGCGACGCTTCGGCAGCAGCGGCCGCATGGACACCCAAGGCCCTGTGGTCCAGCGAGGAATACACCATTATCATCGGGCATCGCCGGGCGGCAGCAGCGCAGCAGGCGGGGCTTTATGAACTGCCCTGCGCCATTGTGGAGATGGACGAGCGCGAGCAGATGCAGACCATGATGATCGAGAATATGCAGCGGTCAGACCTCACCGTCTATGAACAGGCTCAGGGCTTCCAGATGATGATGGACTTCGGGCAGACGGTGGAGCAGATTGCCAATAAGTCCGGCTTCTCCCAATCCACCGTTCGGCGGCGTATCAAGCTGTTGGAGCTGAACCACGACAGCTTCCAAAAGGCCGAAAAGCGTGGCGCGACTTTGGCCGATTTCGCTCAGCTGGACAAAATCGAAGATTTGAATGTTCGTAATGAGGTTTTGAAAACCATTGGCACCCAGAACTTCAATCGAGCTATGCAGGATGCCCTGAACAAGCAGAAGTGGAACCACTACCGGGATGACCGCGTGAAAGAGCTGTTGACCTTTGCGACTGAAGTTACCGACACCAGCAGCGGAGAGTATTCTTATGTGACCTGCTGGTCCAGTTGGAATATGCGCTCGGAATCTACCGTTTCTGTGCCGGAGGATGCGGATAAGGTGGAATATGTGTTCAAGATTACTTCCAGTGATGTCAGCCTGTACAAAAAGCGGGATAGGATTGCTGAAGATAAAGATGACGCTGCGCTGGAAGCCGCACGGGCTACCAGCCGACTGGCCTGTGAGCAATTCACCGAAACGACTAAACTCATGTACGAGCTGCGCCGGGATTTCGTGAAAGAATTGACCCCGGCAGAGTGCAAAAAACACCTTCCGGCAATTCTGGTTTATGCTATGCCACTCCTGTCTGAATATAAGTGCGCAGACGATGATGAAAACGTGCTGTCCTTGCTCGGCATCGGCCTTGATGAACAAATGCAGGAGGGCACTGAGCTGGAAGATGCCTTGAGGATGTTCAACGCATACAGCACCGAGCCGGAAAAAGTTCTGCTGGTAATGGCTTTTGATGCAGTAGACGATGAGCGAGAGGGCTATTGGGAAACTTCGTGGGATTATAAGACACGCACAAACGATTATATCCATGGCGATAACGAAAATCTTGACCGCACTTATGAACTTTTGACCACCCTCGGCTATGAAATGGCCGATGACGAAAAGGCTCTGCAGGATGGCACCCACCAGCTTTTTGCGGTGTATGGTCCTAGCAGCAGAATCAATACTGTCTGCGACCAGTGTAAGACTGCCCATCCTGAATGCGATAAGTGCTGCAAGACTTGTGGCGACCACTGCAATGCGTTCCAGCTGTGCAGAGGGGAGGATGCAGAGGATGTCTGATCCGAAAGAGTATGCCGACCGTCTGAAAACTGAAATTGAGGTCGCTGATTTCCTGACGGCTGAAGATCGCGAGATGGTCTTTGACCTTATCGAAAAAGTGCTGGGTGACGACAATGCCTGACCAAATCTTCATCGACGTTGCGCTGCTGGCTGTGGGTGTGGCAATCGGCGCCCTGCTGGGTGAAACCAGCCGCCAGCAGCATGACCGACAGTTATTCCGGGAGTATATCAACTTCATGGCTGAATCGGAACACAAAAACGAACTGCTTTTTCGGGAAATAATTCGATTTCAAATCGAGAAGGGAATAAACCATGAGAAAAAAGAATAACAGAAAACCGGTGCCCGGTGCCAGAGGGCTGCTCCGGCTGAGGTGCAAGTGCTGCGGCAGGGAATTTGGCACATTCCTGCATATCCCGCAGGTGAGCATTGGGTGCCATTGCGGCGCGACCATCAGCTTGGAAGGGCTGTGTGCATACGAGTTTGACTGCGAATGCTGCGGGGTACATACCTATGGCCTCACCAATATGACAGATGCAGATCTGACGATTCCTTGCCGCTGCGGCAATCCGATCACGATGCGCTGGGATCCCTCCACGCGCCGGTATAAGGAATGAGGTGAAAGATATGTGGCAGATTTTCACGGTCATCGGACTGGCAGTTGGGCTGTTCATGTGGGGCCTGTGCGCAGGTTCCAGCAACATCAGCCGCAAGGAAGAAAAGTCCAGTGGGGGAGGAAAAAATGAAAATCATCACAGTTGAGCACGAGGTTTCGCCAGAACGCGGGAAATGCACATTCGGTGGGGACTTTTGGGGAAAAGAAGTGTGCAAGTACCATGCAATTCGTACCCAGACACACGGAAATAAGGCACCGCCGGAATATAGAAAACCTAAGTGCCTGTTATTCAACTGCTGGCTTGATGAACCGTACAAAAAGTGCGAGATGTGCCGCAAGGCGTGCGCGGAGGTGGACAGGAAGTGAAAGAAGCAATCCGTGCTCGATGCCCTTTGTGCGGCGGGGAAATTATAGTTTCCGAGTATTATCAGATATCACGAGATTACAAAGTTCTGATGAACGGGAAACTGTCCAAACGGTACATCGTCACCGATGCCGGTCCCATAAATTCGATGACAGCATCATGCGGCAGTTTTTGCGGCGCATACTGGGAGCATGAGGAGTTTGACATTTCCGAGGACGGAATGTTTTACGATAAAAAATATTTGGAAGAAGAGGTGAGCACATGAAAGCAGTCCTTATCAGCATCAAGCCCAAGTGGTGTGACCTCATCCTTCAAGGCAAGAAAACCGTTGAGGTGCGCAAGACGCGTCCGAAGATGAAAACACCGTTCAAGGTTTATATCTACTGCACGAAAACCGCTGAAGGATGGTTACGGACTGTTCCTGTTCAAGGCTGGCAGCGGCTGGATGGTTTCGTTATTGGTGAATTCACCTGCTACAAGATAGACACTATTCAGCGGATGGGAATCGACAATAATTTTGATTATTGCTATCTATCTCTCAACGAATTCGGAAACGATGATATAGCGATAGAGATACGGGATATCGAAAAATCCTGCATTCCAAAGTCCGAGTTGAACTCCTATGCAAAATCTGCGCCAGAGCTGTTTGCGTGGCACATCTCTGACCTGAAGGTTTACGATACGCCCAGAGACCTTGACGAATTTTCACGATTTGGCTTTTTTGGAATGGGCAGATCAAATTGTGTTTGCGGAAATTGGCGTTGTGAAAACTATGAACCGTCTTATCACTACATGATTCCACCGACTTGCAAAATTGAAGGGTGCTCTATTTATCGCGCACCCCAAAGCTGGTGCTATGTGACAGAAAGGATGGACGAATGAACTGCCTGTCCTGCGAGAACTACATACCCCTTGACCCGCCCATCCGGCGAGCCGATGCCCACGGCCAGACCTACGAAGTGCCGGGCCTGTGCAAAATCGGTGCAGACCACATAATTTGTGGCCTTCCGGTCTACAAACCTACCGCAAGTTGTGATAAAATAGCAGAAGCACCGCCGAAAGGCGGCAGCTGAAGTGCACACGGAGGTAGGTTGTGACCATTCAGGAATTGTCCAAGTATTACGACATTCAGACGGCGCTCGAAAAGGATCGGGAGGTTTACGATAATCTGCGACAGAAAGCAGGTCCGGCCTCCCCGCAACTGACAGGAATGCCCCATGTTTCCGGTGTCAGGGATAAGGTCGGAGATCTGGCCGTAGAACTGGCGGACATGGAAGACCGCATTCAGTACTTAGAGGCGCAGGCCCAGACGGAACGGCTCAAAGTAGAGGCGTACTGCCGCAGCATCATGGATGCCCGGCTATACCTTATCTTCCGGCTACGGTTCGTCCGCTGCCTGACGTGGGCGGAAATCGCCGGGAAACTCGGAAAGTGCTACACTGAAAATGGCGTATCCCGGATGGTCTACAATTATCTTTCCACACATTGATTGAGAGGCTCTGCCAAGCGCAGGGCCTCTTTTTTGTCTGGAGGTAAGGGGAGATGCCGGCGGATAATGGCGGACGGTTTGACATAGTGGCGGATGGCGGCGGACGATGGTAGATGATGTCGGACGATAGTAGACTGTTTGACATCGTGGGAGATGATGGTACACGCTTTGACATGGATGTAGATGACAGCGGATAGAACCTGTGATATTATTAGGCTGCAAAATCCCAATCAAGCCAAGCGGCACTCACTATTTCCGGTGAACGCCGCTATTTTATTGCACCGAAAGGAGGATATCCGTGCCGTGCGTTGCTCCTTTGCGCATGGCATCACCGCTGCACCTTGAAAGTTCGGGGTGTAGCAAGCTGGGCACTTCGCCAGGCCCGGCCCAAAGAAGGAGTTTTCCGAATGTATCAGAAAATCAAAAACAAGTTCAAAGCAAACCCCACTCTGTTCTATGCCTGCTCCATTGTTGCATCGTGGGCGGGCGTGGGCAGCCTCATGAATTTCCGCACACTGGCTACCAGCAACGGCGCAACCGCAGCTATCATCTGGGCCGTGTTCAACTCGCTTTCCTGCATCCTCTTCGGTCTGTTTGCGGAGTACATCCCGACCGTCCGGCGTATCATGCGGAGCAAAGTGATGTTTTACTTCATCGGCTTTTTGACCATGTTCCAAACGTGGACACAGATGAGCGGCATCTATGAGATCTTCGGCGATACCCCGATCGGCACGAAAGGCGGTATGGTCATCGTCTACATCACCAGCATTGTGTTCCTGTTCCTACTGCTCAAAGATGGCATGATTCGGAACGTGCTGTCCGATGATTTCTCGTGGGTTGTGGTTTACGGTATGCTGGCTGCTGTTGTCATCGCCGCTCTGGTCTATACCCGCGGCAACTTCGTCAACATCGACCCCGGCCTGAATGCTGCCGGCATCCAGACTGGCCTCTACAAAGGCTTTCTGCTGCTGCCTGGTCCGTTCACTTATCCGTACTACTACTCACTGTTTTCCTACAATGACAAGAACGATGATGGCACCCAGCACGGCAACATGAAAATGTCCTTTGTACTGGCGGGTGTGATGTTCGGCGTATACATGGTGCTGGCTGCATTGCTCACATGGGTAAATTTCAGCCCGCTGCTGAATACACTGAAAGCTATCCTGATCACCATCATTGCGCTGTCCTCGCTGTCCACCTATCTCTATTCGGAGTATTTGGTGTTCGGCAAAAAGGTCGGCTTTGCACTGGATGTGTTCACGGTGGCTTCGTGGCAGATTCTGATTCCGCTGGGTGTTATGGGTATCTGGACGCTGATGAGCGAGATCCGCGTATACATCATCGTTGCCGTTCTCATGGCATCCGTCGTCCTGCACCTCGTTTCGGATGAAAAGGAGGGCGCACGATGAAAAAGGTCTTGGGTAGAAAGCAGGTCAGCCGGAATGCCGACTGGCTGGTGGCGATGCAGCACATTGAGGAATTGATCTCACAGGATGAAGTCGATGCCTTTGAAGATGCTGCAGTCGAACGTATCATCAAAGCTACGGCAGGAAAGAGCGCGGCCTACGCGTGGAGTGCCGGAAAGGACAGCATCGTCCTCGGCAAGCTCTGTGAAAAGGCTGGCGTGAAAGACTGCTTCTTTGGTCATTGCGAGCTGGAATTCCCGGAGTACCTCTCCTGGGCTCTGGAAAACGCCCCGACCGGCTGCGAAGTCATCAATACTGGCCTGAGCCTTGAATGGCTGGAAAAGCACCCGGAGCTGCTGTTCGTGAACGACGCAAAGCGCCTGAACATCTGGTATGGGCTGCTCCAACGCCGCACGTTTACCACCTACTTTGAGGAGCATGGAACGGAGCTGCTGCTGGTAGGACACCGTATCATAGACGGGAACACCTGCGGAAAGGACTACACAATCCGCAAAAAGTCCGGTGAAACTCGGTATGCTGCCATTGCAGACTGGCCGCATGAGGCTGTTCTGGGTTACATCCACTATCACAGCCTGGCATTGCCGCCGACGTACCAGTGGGAAAACGGTTGGGTCTATGGTCCTACGCCGTGGCCCATCTGGGGAGAACCGGCAACGGTCGAGGATGGCTTCAAGCTGATTTTCAGCCTGTCGCCGGAAGTCGTCCGTGCTGCAGCAGAGGTCATTCCTGCTGCCCGCACCTTTCTGGAAGGGAGGGCAGGCAAGTGATTATCACGCAGAAGAAGCTCTCCGAACTGCATAAGCCCGCCCGCAACATCCGCCGGCATTCCGAAAAACAGCTGGCCGAATACGTCCGCAGCATTAAAATGTTCGGACAGGTCAAGCCGCTGGTCGTGGCCGAAGATGGTGAGATTATCGCGGGCAACGGCCTGTACGAGGCGCTGCTCCGCATGGGCTGGGAAACCTGTGACTGCTATGTGATGGTTGGTTTGACCGATGTGCAGAAGAAAAAGCTCATGATGGCTGACAACAAGGTCTATGAGCTGGGCTTTACGGATGTTGATGTCATCGAAGAACTGGTCAAGGAACTGGACGGGGATGTAGATGTCCCCGGCTGGGATGCTGACCTCTTGGAAATGCTCAACAGCACCGAAGCCGAGGTGGACGAAATCGTGGACTCCTACGGCACATTCCCGCAGGAAGAGGTTTCGGCCATGAACCGCCATCAGGTGGAAGAGCACGTTCCTTATGCGGAAACACCGTCTTATTCGCCCGCCGCTCCTGTGTATAGCGCTCCTGCGACCTCCGCGGCCCCTCAGCGGGCTTCTGTTGCACAAGAGCTGTCTACACCTTCCGAACCGCAAAACACTGCTCCGGTATACGAGAGCCAGTCTCAGCACCGATACATCCGGTGCCCAAAATGCGGCGAGATGATAGAGGTGAGCTGATATGCCGGTGAAAGTAGCAGAAAGCAGCCTGAATGTTTTGCAGGCTGCGAAGATCCGCATCCGCAATGTGTTCGCCAACGGCTGCAAAATCTATCTGTCGTTTTCATCGGGCAAGGACAGCCTGTGCATGGCCAGTCTGGTGTACGACATGATACGCGCCGGCGAAATCAGCGCCAGCCAACTGACGGTGACGTTCATCGACGAGGAAGGGCTTTATCCCTCCATGGTGGATGCCGCATACCGCTGGCGGCGCAACTTCCTGTCTGTCGGCGCAAAGTTCCTCTGGTTCTGCCTGCCGTTCAAGCAGGTTTCCGTCATCGACCATCTGTCCAGCTCCGAATCGTGGATAACGTGGGAGCCGGGTAAGGAAAATGTCTGGATGCGCCAGCCGCCTGATTTCGCCATCATGTACAGCCCGTACCTGAGCTATCCCGGCGAGATGAACTATCAGACGTTCTGCGAGAAAGCATTCCGTGACGGCATCCAGTTGGTTGGTCTGCGCACCGCAGAAAGCCTGACCCGGTATAAGTGCATCGCCAACACGAAGATGGACCGCATCGGGAAAGGCGGGAAGTTCTATCCCATCTATGATTGGATGGACAGCGATGTGTGGCTGTACATCAAGCTGCGCAAGCTCCAGTTCCCGGAAATCTATATGCGGCTGTACGAGGCGGGGGTCCGAAAGAACGCCCTCCGCCTGTGTGCATTCTTTGGTGACTGCGGTACGCAGGGGCTTCGGTGGATTGCCGAAACAGACCCAGACCTGTGGAAACGGATACAGAGGCGAGAGCCAAACGCCTATCTGGTCTTGCTCTACTGGGACAGCGAGATGTTCCGGCGCAGCACCCGCAAGCGGCGTGAGCTGGAAGAGGAAACCGAGCAGAAGGACTACAAGGCCCTCTGCAAAGATATCCTGTTCCTCCACCCGGAACAGTACACCATCGCCAAGGACACACTGTCCCACCTGCGAAACTGGCAGGGCTTGTTCATCAAGACCTACGGAATTGCAGAGCAGAAGCACTACAAGACCATGTACGAGGGGCTGCTGTACGGAGATCCCAAGCTGCGCATCCTGCGTATCCTGTGGACCACCATCTACAACGACCACAATGCAGCCATCAAGGAGGCCCAGAATGGAAAGCATTGATTTGTTTGCCCCACTGAATTCCCTTCAGTGGGTAGAACGTGAGAAAATCCACGCGAATGATTACAACCCCAACAAGGTGTCGGAGGACAACCTGAAGCTGCTGGTGCAGTCCATCCTGACAAACGGCTGGACGCTGCCCATCGTAGTGCGGCCAGACGGAACGATCATTGATGGTTTCCACCGCTGGACCGTATCAGGCAGAGAACCGCTGCTCTCTATGCTGGGCGGGAAGGTGCCGGTCGTGGTCGTTGACCATCACGGAAACGAGGATGCTGATGTATACGGCACCATCACCCACAACCGCGCCCGTGGTACCCACCTGTTGGAGCCGATGAAGGCCATTGTCAAAAAGCTGCTCGATGAGGGCAAGGATGTGGACGAGATCGGCAAGCAGCTGGGCATGAAACCGGAGGAAATCTTCCGTCTGTCTGGTTTTACCCGCGACGAGTTCTTGGACATGATGACGCAGGACCATCCGACGTTCTCCAAGGCCAAAGTAATCAGGAGCATATAAGTCTGTCCCTTGCCAGCATCCCTACTGGTGAGGGCTTTTTACTGACGGGAATAAAGAAAGGAAACATCAAGATGGATTCTAACAACTTTACCGCGTCCGCGATCGCCGCGGTCGTGTGCCTCCACAATGCAAACGCCGAGCTGAAGGGTACTCCGAAAATCGGGGTAACTGATGTGTACGTTGTCTGGAACTGCAAGACCCTCCAGAACAACAAGGCGCTGCTGGCCACCACCGTTCCGGACGGTATGTATTATGAGGCTACCTACAACGGCGACAAGAAGGAACTGTATCTGGATGCCTACAAGAAGGTCCAGAACGTGTGCATCGAGGACGAGGGCTAAGCGTGGAACCCCTCACAGATGGGGAAGAAGGTGGTGATGTGCCAAATGAGAAAAATCTGGTGTCAAATGGGCAGCGAACGCCGAATGAACGCCGAGAAAACGCCCGAAAAGCCGGGAAAGCATCTGGTGCAGCCCGTAGGCGAAAAAAGCAGGCCGCCCAATACATGAGAATCCTCATGGAAACCGCTGCAACGGAAGAGCTTGCCCAGAAGTTGCAGGAGCAGGGCTTCGATGAAGAGGACTGCACTTACGCCGCGGCACTTGCTTGGAAGATGCTCATGCAGGGCTTGAAGGGCAACGTCAAGGCTGCTTCTCTGGTGTACAAAATCGCAGAGCAGGCAGAAGCCGCTGAGGCCGCAGAAAAGGAAAAACGTGCCGCCAAGCGCCGGGCAAAGCAGGAGCAGCAGGAGGCCGCAAGCGACGGTTTCTTAGAAGCTATCGCCGCAGCGGCCGCGAATGCGTTCCCCGCTGGTGATGATTCCTCTATGCTGCCGGAACCGGATGACGAAACGGAGGAGGACGAGGATGCGCCGACTTCGTAGAGCAAAGCCGTTCCAATGGAAAGCACTCAGTCAGAAGCAGATGCAAACGCTGGTCTGGTGGTCGCCGCAGAGCGCGTTCTATGACTACGACGGCATCATTGATGATGGGGCTATCCGAAGCGGAAAGACCGTCACCATGGGCTTTTCCTTTGTTTCTTGGGCAATGACCTGTTTTGACGGTGAGAGCTTCGCCCTCTGCGGCAAGACCATCGCCAGCCTGCGCCGCAACGTGCTGGGCGTACTCAAACAGCAGCTGTTGGGCAGGGGATATGAGGTCATCGAGCACCGAGCGGACAACTTCTGGGAGGTGTCCAAAGGTGACAAGAGCAACGAGTTCTATTTCTTCGGAGGCAAGGACGAAAGTTCGCAGGATCTGATACAGGGTATCACGCTGGCCGGTGCATTCTTCGATGAAGTGGCACTGATGCCGGAGAGCTTTGTCAATCAGGCGACCGCCCGCTGTTCCATCACGGGGTCAAAATACTGGTTCAACTGTAACCCGGCGGGTCCACAGCACTGGTTCTACCAGAAGTGGATTCTGCGGTGCAAAAAGCGGCGGCTGGTGTACCTCCACTTCACGATGGAGGACAACCTGACGCTGGATGAACACATCAAAGAGCGATACAGGAACCAGTACACCGGCGTGTTTTACAACCGCTACATTCTGGGGCTGTGGGTCAAGGCTGAGGGGCTGGTCTATCCCATGTTCTCGCGGGACAAGCACATTGTCCACGAGGAAATACCCTACAATCCTCAGCACCGCTATTATGTGTCCATCGACTACGGCACCCACAATCCCTTTGCTGCTGGGCTGTGGGACTATGACCCGGTGAGCCACCGCGCCATCATGGTGCGGGAACTGTACTACAAAGGCGGCAGTGCCAACCGTGTGGACAACGAAGCCTACTACAAGATGCTTCGAGAGCTGGCGAGAGGTTTCAAAATCGAATACATCATCATCGACCCGTCGGCATCTTCCATGGTGGAAACGATCCAGAAGTATGCCGAGTGGCTGGTGGTCAAGGCTGACAACGACGTGCTGAACGGAATACAGGATGTGACCAAGTACATAAACATGGGTCTCCTGCTGTTCCACGAAAGCTGCAAGGCAACCTTCCGAGAGTTCGAGCAGTATTCGTGGGACGAGGATTCCGACGAGGATGCCGTCATCAAGGAGTTTGACCATTCTATGGACCAAGTCCGGTACTTCTGCCGTACGGCGCTGCGGGCAGAACTGAAGTGGGTCGCATGACAGGAAAGGGGGTGAACTGCTGTGAGTTTCATTTCCCAATTATGGGGGAGGATAAAATCTATGTTTATTCGTACCGACATCGGAAAGACCTTCGGCGTGGAGCTGATTCAGTCCTCCGAGATGAACGCAGCGCTGGAGCTGTGGGATAATATTTCCTCTGAGCGCCCGCCGTGGCGAAATGCGGAGGACGATATCAAGCCCTACAACATGGGCAAGCATATCAGCGACTACCGTGCCCGGCTGGTGTGTCTGGATATCGACGTTGCGCTGTCTGGCTCCCCTCGCGCGGACTACTTGCAGACCATTTGCAACGACCTGATTAAGCGGCTGCCCGACAAGGTGGCTGACGCGGAGCGCATGGGCGGCATCGCCATCAAGTGGAACGGCTCCAGCTGGGATTTTGCCCTGCCGGGAGAGTTTGGTATTACCAAACAGGACGGCAACGGCAACATCGTGGGTGCAATCTTCGCTGAGCACATCACGCACGGCTTCGACCATTACACCCGGCTGGAGTACCACCGGTTCAAAGACGGCCTGTACCTGATTACGAACAAGGCGTTTCTCAACCGTTCCATGAGCAACGGCCAGTATACCCTTGGCGCTGAAATCCCACTGACGGAGGTTGAAGAGTGGGCAGAGATGCAGCCGGAAACCCAGATTGACAAGCTGGAGACTCCGCTGTTCGCATTCTTCCGGCTGCCCGGCGCAAACACCATCGACCCGGCGTCCCCGCTGGGCGTATCTGCCTTTGCAAATGCGCTGCCGGAGCTGGAGGCGCTGGACGTGGCCCTCAGCAGAAAGAACGGAGAGGTCGCAGACAGCAAACACATCACGTTTGTCGGTCAGGCAGCTATCCAGTATGCCAAGAACCGGAACGTGCAGCTGCCGCGCTTTATCAAGGCGCTGGGCGCTGGCGTGAACGACGACGGAAAGGCCGTCACTGAACACGTCCCCACCATGCTGACCGATGCCCGCATCAAAGACATCAACTTCGACCTGTCCATGGCGGGCGTCAAATGCGGCTTCAGCGAGGGCGTCTTTGTCATGGACGGCCAAACTGGTATGATTACCGCCACGCAGGTGGAAAGCGACGACCGAGATACCATCCAGACCATCAAGGCAGACCGCGACGCTCTGCGCAGCGCCATCGAACAGGCCATTAAGGGCGCGGATGCGCTCACAACGATTCTGGGCGCTGCACCGATTGGCGAGTACGAAACCACCTACAACTTCGGAGACATCACCTATAACTACGAAGAGGACAAGGCCAGCTGGAAGAACTACGCTTCGCAGGGCTGGATCCCGCTCTGGCTATACTTCACGAAGTTTGAGGGCATGAGTGAAGAAGAGGCTAAGAATATGGTCGCAGAAGCCAAAGCAGCCGAAAAGGAAAAGGGCCTGTTCGACGAGGAATAACCGGAAGGGGGCTGCTCCATGCTGACACCGCAGCAGATCACCGAACTAGCCGAAACGCTGTATCCGGCGCTGGACGACCTCAACCGGTGGATAACGCTGGACATGATACAGCGCTTCATGGCACGTCTGGGCCGTGGAGAGGATGCTGTACTGTCTGGGACGGACCGGTGGCAAGCTGAGGTATACCAAGCGGCGGGCGGCCATCTGGAGGAACTGCAAAAGAAGCTGAAGCTGTTCACGAAGCAGTCTGACGCCGAAATCGCGGCCATCTTTGAAGATGCAGCGGTCAAGGCGTGGGCTGCCGATTGCGCTGTTTATGCAGCAGCCGGTCACGACGTGCAGCCTTTGGCTCTGTCCAGCCGCATGGTGCGCATCTTGCAGGACGCCTACACCCGGACGCAGGGAGAGGCGCATAACTTCACACGCACCACGGCCAGCGCGAGTCAGAAGCGGCTTTTCAAGGTGCTGGACGAGACCCACTTCAAGGTCGTCACCGGTGCTCAATCCTACACCGCAGCAGTGCAGGAAGCCGTGGACGACCTTGTGCAGCATCAGACGCACGTTGTCTACCCGACCGGCCACCGGGACACCATCGAGACCGCCGTGCTGCGGGCAGTCCGCACCGGTATCAGTCAGGCCACTGGTAACATGACCATGCAGGGCATGATAGACCACGATTGGGACATCATCCGCGCATCTGCCCATCGGGGCGCACGGTACGGCGACGGAGGGCAAAACCCCGGCAACCACTTCTGGTGGCAGGGCAAGCTGTACAGCCGCACCGGGCGAACGCCGGGCCTCCCACTCTTTGTCGAGGCGACCGGCTACGGCACCGGCGAGGGGCTGGGCGGCTACAACTGCCGTCATAGCTTCGGCCCCGGCGATCCAAACCACAACCCTTTCCAGAACTTCGACGAGGAAGAAAACCGCAGGGTCTATGACCTCACGCAAAAGCAGCGGGCGAAAGAAGCCCGAATCCGGCGCGATAAAGTCGAGATGGCAGGTTATCAGGCCGCAGCCGAAAACGCCACAGACGACGCTCTGCGGGCGGCTCTGGAGGACAAATCGGCCAGAGCGGCGGCAAGGCTGCAAAAACACACGACGGATTATAACCAGTTCTGCCGGGAAAACGACCTGAAGCCGCTGAACGACCGGCTGTATGTTGCCAAACGCTCACAGGCTGCCGCACCAAAGGCGGCACGTCAGAGCGCGACCACCCCGCAGGCTGTGTTCGGCTCTATGCGCGGCAGCGGCGGTGATGCAGGGCAGCAGGGAGAGAGCGTTCACCGGTATCTTGGCAAGGTTGACCCCGCCGAAACGGAACAGGTCGAAGCCCTGAAGAACACATTCTGCGAACAGTACGCATCTTCCGCCGTGGAGAACATGATGGTCATAACCAAAGACGGCGAAGTTCATTTTATGACCGACAATAACCCGCGCGGGGTTGACTGTTCCTATCTGGGTGATAAACTGAAAGGGAGCTACAACATCCACACCCATCCGCCTGATACGACGCAGTATTCTTTCAGCACGGATGCAGACATTCCAGCAGCGTTTTCCGACGGCACGGCTATCATGGAGGCGGTAGATTACAAATACCGATACCAATTTGTTGTGCCGAGCGGCATTACGCTTGAACAATGGGAAGCTGTATGCGAAGCAGTGCAGGAAGAACGAAACTCTATTATGACGGCCAGAGGATATGACTTCGGCAGCTACGAAGAAAATATCCAGCACGTCATAATTGACGAAACGTGCCGCAGGCTGGGCGTGAAGTGCTACCGCAGGGAGGCCAGAAAATGAGTTATACAGTTGAGCAGATAAACGAGTTGACCAAAGAAAGCGTTCGCCGCGAAAGGGCTCTTGTTGCTGAGTACAAAAGGACACACTCTGTTCCAAGCCGCGCCACGATTTCCACGCCGGAGATTGATGCAGAACGCGCAGAGCAGAAGCGCTTGTATGGTGAATATCTCAAAGCTCTGGCCCAAAACCAATAACCGTTGACCACGATGCAAACCGCACCGTGGTTTTTTCATGCCCAAAAAGAGAAAGGAAAGCACCATGAAAAAGATTCTTCTCGCCATCGCGTTGGCCGCATCTATCCTGCTGTGCGGCTGTTCGGAGGCCGACAAGGCCAATGCCAACATCTCCAAGCAGGCGGACTATTTCGAGAGCGAACGCAAGATCACCGTCTACAACGCCCGCACCGATAAAGTCATTCTGGAAGCCGAGGGCTATATGTCCATCTCCAACAACTCGAACAATGAGCTGGTCTGCACGGTAAAAATTGGCCCGGATACCTACCGCAAGAACTACATCTATCTGAACGACTACACCATGTATGTGGTCGAAGACATCACCGGCACCCACACGGACCCGTACCACTATAAGCTCTATTTCCACACGGACATCCTGCCCAGCGTGGAAGTAAAACCGTAAAGGCACTAACCAGAACACTCTGTTTTAGCCCGTATCAAGCACGATGCACTTGCACCGTGCTATTTTTATGCCCGCTGCGGCCGCATGAGGCCAAAGAGGGCGCAATATCAGTCTACCTGCGGACTTAACAAGGCAGGGGCAACAAGTCAGAGCGACGACTTAAAACGCTTAGTTGCTGAACCGGAGGTATCCCATGAAAACCAGTGAACTGAAAGACCTTGGACTGAATCAGGAACAGATCGACGCGGTCTTTAAGCTCAACGGCCTTGACGTGGAAAACGCCAAGGCTCCCATCGCCACGCTGACGGCGGAGCGTGACGACCTGAAAACCCGCTTGGCAACCGCAGAGGACACTCTGAAAGGCTTCGATGGCAAGTCTGCCGATGAAGTCAAGGCGGAAATCGCCCAGTACAAGAAGCAGGCCGAAGATGCCAGTAAGAGCTTCCAGCTCCAGATGACCCAGCGTGACCAGCGCGATTGGGTCAACGGCCAGCTGGACAAGTACGGCGTTTCCTCTCCCTACGCCCGCCGCCAGCTTACCGCTGACGTGATGGACGAAAAGGATGGCCTGAAGTGGAAGGACGGCGCATTTCAGGGCTTCGACGACTTTATGAAAACTGCAAAGGAAAAGGATTCCGGCCTGTACCAGACTGCCGAGGAAAAGGCAGAGGCTGAAAAACAGGCGCAGCTTGAAAAGAAAGCGCCGAAGATTGTCGGCCCCACCGGCAACACCACCCCGACGGAAACCAAGTACACCCCGCCCAAAATTTTCTAACCCGAAAGGAAGGTAAACCACTATGGCAAGAATTGAATCTCTGGGCATTCTCAACACCGACAGCGGCAAAGAGTATCTCGCCGAGCTGTACGGCAAAGTCATCCAGAACGTGCAGAAAGCGCTCGTTTCTGCTGGCATGAAGAACACCGACCTGTCCGGCGACCCGACCGCTGGCACTGTGGAGGCAAAGCGCTTCGCAAACGCCACCTCCGCAGCCTATGGCACTGCCCGCACTGCTGGCAAGGGCAGCCAGATCAAGGCGAAGTCCGTGACCGTGGCTATCGACACTGACCGCGAAATCGTGGAGGAGATGGAGGAAAAGGACGTTAAGCTGTACGGCGTCGATGGCGTTCTGGACCGTCGCGCTGCAAACCATGTTCTGCGCATGGCTGCAGAACTGGACAAAGACTTCTTCAAGGCCGCAGACGGTGAAGCCGTTAAGGTGACTGTCGCCGCTGGCACCAGCGTCGAAGATGAACTGGAGCAGGTCATTCAGGAGGCCGAAAACACTGCCAACGATTTTGTGGATGGCGTACCCCGCGAGATGATGTGTCTGGTAACGTCCACCGCCTACTATGGCAAAATCCGCAACAACCTCGACAAGATGTCTCGTGCGAACGTGGATACTGCTGCTGAGGAGTTCTACGCATGGCACGGTGTCGAGGTCAAGAGCTGCACCCACCTGCCCGCTGGCTGTGACTATATCCTGATGGTTGACGGCTCTGTGGCCCAGCCTGTCATGGCCAACCCCTATACCGCTGAAAAGATTCCGCTGTCCGAGGCGACCGCCGTCAGCCTGTTCTATCACTACGGCACCAAGGTCGTCACCCCTGACCTGATTTTCAAGAAGAAGGGCGCGGAGTAAGAAAGGAGCTATCACAATGGCAAAGTTCAAGAACATCGTCACCGGCAATGTGCTGGAGACTGACAACCCGCTGACCATCGAGCTGATGAAAAACAGCGACCGCTATGAAGCTATGGATGCGCCCGCCGTTGAGGCCGCAGCACCCACCAAGAAGTCCGGCAAGGCAAAGGCCGCAGCGGCAGTCGAAGAGGACGCCTGAGCGGAGGTGTAAACCATGGCGTATGCGGATTATGAGTTCTACTCCACCCGGTATTTTGGCGACGAGCTGACCGAGGCGACCGCGCCGAAATGGCTGGAACGTGCGAGCGACGCTGTTGATACCATCACCTTCTACCGGCTGGCGCAGGGTATGCCCGAAGATGACGCTCATGTTGTCCGGGTGAAGAAAGCCGTGTGCGCTCTGGCAGACATCCTCTTCCGCGTTGAGCAGCAGCGCACAGCAACGGCGGCCAGCAAAGATGCACATGGCAATCTCCGGCCCGCCGTCGCCTCTATGACCTCTGGCAAGGAATCTGTGTCCTATGTGCAGTCTGCGGAGGCGTCCGTGTACGCAAAAGCTGCATCCGACAGCGCAGCGCTGAACATCCTGCTGCAATCTGAAGCAGAACGCTATCTCGCCAACGTTCCCGGCCCGGATGGCGTGAACCTGCTGTATGCGGGGGTGAGATGATGCACGACCAGACCATAACGCTGTACAACTACCATGAACCGTCTGGCCTCTGGCATACGACTGTGTTTGAGGGTGTGCAGCTTGCTGCGGCCAGCGCGAGCAGCGCGACGACGCACGGCAACAACGGCGGCGATTCGGTGAGCATCATCATACCGGCGGCAGCGGACAAAACGGCAGCCTCCCGGCAGTACATCGGCCCGAAAGCCTATGCAGCGCGGGACGCCCCCGGCGAGTACTTCACATTCTGGCCGGAACATGATTTCGTCGTTGTCGGCAGCTGCCCTCTGGAGCAGCCTGTTTCCGAGGATGACTACGACAACGGCTTATACCACGAGATGAACCATGGACAGGATGAAGTCTACATGATTACTTCGGCCTCGTTCTACGGCCTCATCCCTCATTTCGAAGTGGAGGGACGATGAATGAGCGATACGGAGCATTTTCAGGGCTTTTCCTGCGTCCATGGTCACTTTTATGCAGAAATCCATTTCGACCGTTTTTCACGGCAGTTTGCAGCCGCTCAGGAGTGGCTGGCAGAACAGGTGCTTGCAGACTGCAAACCGTTCATGCCGATGGAGACCGGAAGTCAGATTCAGCGCTCGTATGTGGACGAGGGCGGCAAGCGGGTCGTATTCCCCGGCCCCTATGCACGGTATCTGTACGAGGGCAAGGTCATGGTTGATTCCGAGACCGGCAAAGGCCCTGCGAAGATACCGGACGGCTCCGGCGGCTATCTACTCCGGTTCCGCAAGGGCGCGACGCTCGTTCCGACCAGTAGGCCGCTGACCTATTCGACGACTGCGAACCCACAGGCTACCGACCACTGGTTCGATGCCGCGAAGGCGGCGAACGAAGAACGCTGGCTGAACGGAGTAAAACGCATAGGAGGTAGAGGCGAAGATGCCTAAAGCAAATACCGCCGTCAAGTTTGATGTTGACGGTTCTGAAATCATGAGCAAGGTGCTGATGGAGCTGCTCAACACCTGCCCTGCACTGTGCGGCAGGAGAATCGCATTCTCCACGCTGGGCGAGGACGACGGCCTTGCATTCTTCCCTTCTGTGGGTGCGGCTATCACGTCCGAGAAAGAAAGCATCACCGGGCACGTCAATCAGGTCTGCGCTTATCCGTTTGACATCGTGCTGCGCTGCGCTCCCAAGACGGAAGCTGCAAGGATGCGGAGCAAAGAGCTGCTGGACGCTATCGGGCGGTGGCTGGAACGCCAGCCGGTCACGGTGAACGGTGAGATGCACACTATGGACGCATACCCGGCTCTGACGGAGGGAAACCGCAAAATCAGGGCCATTTCCCGCACAAGCCCCTCGCGCCTGAATGCTGTGTACCAGAACGGCGTTGAGGACTGGCTGTTCTCCGGCAGCCTGAGATACGAAAACAATTTTTGCAGATAAGGAGAGAACAACATGGCAGAGAAAATCGAACGTAAGCTGCTGGCTCACTATATCGATGCCAGCTTTGACACCACCGGGAACACCCCGAAGTATGTCCGTCTGGGTAAGGACCTCGAGGAGTACAACCTCGAACTGAACCCGGACGTTGAGGTGTCGAAAAACATTTGGGGTGAAAGCACCATCAAGCACAACGGCTACGAGCCGCAGAGCGAGGTGGATCCCTACTATGCAGTGGAGGGCGACCCGCTGTATGAGAAGCTGGAAGCTATCGCAAATGGTCGCCTGACCGGCAACGACTGCCTGACCACCACTGTGGATGTGCTGGTTGACAGCAAGGGCAAGGTGGCATGGGCATACCGCGAGAAGGTTATGGTCGTGCCTACCTCCGTGGGCGGCGACACCAGCGGTGTGCAGATTCCGTTCACCATTTACAACGCAGGCGAGCGCGTCAAGGGCAACTGGGACACCACGACCAAGGCATTCACCGAGCTGCCCAGCTCCGGAGAGCAGGTATAAAACAACAGGCAGAGCACAGGGCGGTCAGCGAGGGTTGGCCGCCCTTTATCTTTAGGAGGACAAAATGGAAAACGAAAAGACCATGAATTTCCCGGAACCCGAAAAGAACGTCGGCATTGTCATCGACGATGGCACGGAGGAAGTGCCCATCACGAACCTGCGCGGCCAGCGCGTCGGTGTGTTCTATGTGCGCCCGACCGACATCGGCATCGCGCACCGGTATAACGACTTCGTGAAGAAGTTTGACAGTGTTCTGGAGCCGGTGCAGCAGGTCAATCTCAACAGCGACGGTTCCGCAAAGGATGGCGACGACCGCACCATTGCCGCCTTGCAGGAGGCCGAAAAGCGTCTGTCCGACGCGCTGAACACCCTGTTTGATGGCAATTTCGCTGAGGCATTCTTCGGCAAGATGAACCCTTTCTCCATTGTGGGCGGTCGCTTTTACTGCGAGATTGCCATTGAGGCCGTCGGCGCATACATCCAGAATCGCTTTGACCACGAGATGAACCTCGCACAGAATCGCGTGGACAAGTACACTCACGGCTACCGCACCGGCAAGCACCGGAACGGTAAGCAGCGCAGAGGGCCGCAGCGGTGATCGGCGAACTTCCCACCCGGCTGGATGTCAATGGTGAGAGCTATGCCATCCGCACGGACATGAAAGACGTGCTGAAAATCTTACAGGCGTTCAATGACCCGGAACTGAAGGACGAGGAAAAGGTCTATATCTGCCTTGTCATTCTCTATCGGGACTTCGACAAGATGCCGCAATCGGACTACGAGGCCGCATACAAGGCGGCTGCGGAGTTCATAGACTGCGGCCTCCACTCCGATGCAGACAAGAAAAGGCCGACGCCACGGACGATGGACTGGGAGCAGGATGCACCAATTCTGTTCCCGGCTATCAACCGGGTGGCAGGCTGTGAGGTGCGCAGTATCCCGCATCTGCACTGGTGGACGTTTATGGGCTACTTCATGGAGATCCATGACGGCACATTTGCTCAGGTCATGGCCTTGCGCAGCAAAAAGGCCAAGGGCAAAAAGCTGGAAAAGTGGGAACGCGAGTTCTGGGCCGCAAACAAAGACCTGTGCACTTTGAAAGTGAGAAGGAGCGCAGAGGAACAGGCCGAAATAGACCGGCTCAACAAATTACTGGAGTAAGGAGGTGGCACTGATATGGCACAGGCAGACGGCTCCATTGTCGTTGACACTGAGCTTCAGACCGAAGGGTTTGACAAAGGGAGCAAGAACATGCAGCGGGCAGTCAACTCCCTGCAATCCAAGGTTGACGGCCTCGCGCCGACCATGAAAAAAGCAATGCGCGGCAGCGCCAGCGCCTTAGAATCTTTTGATACCAAGGTTGGCCCGCTGCAAGAGACGATTGCAGCTCTGGAAGATAAGATGGGCCAGCTGGGCAAGATGCGCATTCCGACTGACGACTATTCGTGGCTTCAGACGGAAATCGCGAAGGCAGAAAAAGAGCTGGACAAGCTGCTCAACAAAGAGGCCATGTACGAGGACATGGACGTGAACAAGTCCTCGCAGAAGTGGAAAACGCTGCAATACAGCATCGAGCAGACCGAACGAAAGCTGGAAGAATACCGGGCCGAGGCGGCGCAGATGGAGGAGAATGGAACCTCTCACACGTCTGGCGCAGATTCTGCGGAGTATGACCAGCTGAGTACGGCTCTCGACGCCGTGAAAGAAAAGCTCGACGGTATGGTGCAGAAAGTGGAGCGCGGCACATCTGCTTTTGCAAAGTTCGGCAGCATTATCGGCAAGGGCGTTGTCGGCGGGCTGAAAGGCTTGGTATCCATGCTGGGCAAGGGTGCGGCGGCTATGCTGCGCCTTTCTCTGCGGGCAAAGAAAACGCACTCCAGCTTCAACAGTGGCATCGGAACGCTGCTGCGTTATGGTTTGGGCGTGCGCTCCCTGTTTACCCTCATGAGCAAGCTGCGCAGCGCGTTGGTGGACGGCTACAAAAATCTTGCCCGGTATTCCAGCCGGACAAACGCCGCGATATCGTCCCTCATGTCTGCGCTGACGAGGCTGAAGAACAGCTTTGCAGCAGCGTTTGACCCCATTCTGAGGGCGGCAGCTCCGGCGCTGGTTACGCTCATTAACCTGATTTCTAACGCGGTCTCCAAGATTGGTATGCTGACGGCTGCGCTGACCGGCGCAAAGACCTTCACCAAAGCAACGACCATTCAAGAGGACTACGCAAAGAGCCTCGATAAAACGTCCAAGTCGGCGAAAAAGGCGAAAGCTGTATTGGCCAGCTTTGACGAGCTGAACATTCTGGACGACAACAGCAGTGACAGCACGAAGGATGACGGCTCCGTTGACCCATCCAAGATGTTTGAGCAGGTTCCCATCGACAGCGCGGTGCTGGACTTTGCGGACAAGCTGAAAAAGGCATTCGAGGAAGCAGACTGGAAAGGCCTCGGCACTTTACTGGGAGACAAAATCAACGAGCTGGTGGACAGCGTTGATTGGTCTGGCTGGGGAACGAAAATCGGCAAGGGCATGAATGCCGCCATCCAAACACTGTACTACACCGTGGATACGGTGGACTGGGTGAACATCGGCAAGCATCTGGCCGAGGCGGTCAACAGTATCATCAATGAGGTTGACTGGGACATCTTCGGGCGGCTGCTGGCGAAGAAGTTTACCGTGGCGCTGGATTTGGCCGGTGGTTTCCTGAAAGAGCTGGACTGGACGGCTGTGCTTCAGGCGTTCACCAGCGGCTTCTCTGGCTTCTATAACGAGTTGCAGGAGTGGCTGGAGAGCAAAGACTGGTATCGGATTGGCGAGATCATCACCGCCAAGCTGTCCGACGCGCTGCGTAACGGCAACGTGGAGGGTGCAGTCAAGAGTTTCTTCGACGCTTTCACGGAGGCTATCAACTCGCTGGCCGACTTGATGGATGGCATCGACTTCTATCAGGTGGCAAAGGACCTCGTTGAAATGCTTGTCCGGGCTGTGTCTGGTGTGAGCTGGGACGAGCTGACGGAGGCGCTGGGCCGCCTTATCGGTGAATCCGTTGATGCAGTCATTCAGATTCTGGCCGGTTCTCTGGCGGATGTGGGCAACTACTTCAAAGAGAAAACGCAGGAAGCTGGAGGCGACGCTGTTGCGGGCTTCTTCCTCGGCATCAAGGACGCTATCTTTGGCGTTGGTGCATGGATTGTAGATAACATTTTCAAGCCGTTCTGGAACGGCATCTGTGATGCGTTCGAGATTCACTCGCCATCCAAGAAGATGGCCGAGGTCGGCAAGTTCATCATGGAGGGCCTGAAGAACGGTATCACCGGGGCCATTTCCACCGTGGTGAATGCCGTGAAAGAACTGCCCGGTCAGATCGTGGCGAAGCTCAAGGCGACGAACTGGGTACAGGTCGGCAAAGACATCATCGTGGCCATCTACAATGGCTTCGTGGCCTTGCAGACTAAGCTCCCGGCTGCGATGCAGACCATTGGTGCGGCCATCAAGAAAAAGCTGTCCGACATCGACTGGCTGACCGCGGGCAAGAACGTCATTGGCGCTATCTATAACGGATTTGTCACGCTGCAAACCAAACTCCCGACTGCCTTAAAATCCATTGGCGACGCAGCGAAAAAGAAGCTGTCCTCTATCGACTGGGCAGCAGCAGGCAAAAATGTTATCGGGTTTATCTACAACGGCTTCGTGGCCTTGCAGACGAAACTTCCACTTGCGTTGAAGTCTATCGGAGACACGGCAAAGAAAAAATTCACGGACATCGACTGGCTGGGCGTCGGCAAAAACGTCATCCTCGGTATCTACAACGGCATCAAGAATACGCTGAAAAAGCTGTCTGAAGCTGCTGGACAGGCATCCAACTGGCTGATTAACGCCTTTAAGGATGCACTGGGCATCCATTCTCCCTCCGTTGAGGGCGAAAAACTGGGCTATTATTTTGACGCCGGTGTTGCAGGAGGTATTACCGGCAATGCGGATATGGCCGTGGATGCAGCTGGTGATTTGGGTCTGGCTGTGTACAATGGCGCAGATGATGCGCTGGACGGCAAGGGCGAACTGCTGGGAGAGGGCTTCGTTGATGAAACGGTTGACGCACTGACCAGCAACATGAACCGTATTTCCGACGCACTTTCTTCCGGCAAGGGCATCTCCAACATCAAGGGCATTGTCGAAGCGGTGAAGAGCGGCGACTGGGCAACCGTGACCAAAAACGTGGCCCTTGGTCTGTTCAACTCCCTCGACAAGAACTTCAGAACCAACGTCACCGGTTTTGTGGCGGACTCTCTGGACGCGCTGAACGCCGGATACGACGAACAGGGCTTCTTAGGCATGGCAAAAGCCGCGGTGAACATCGTCACCGGCCTGAAAAGCAATCTGTCCTCTGCGAGCAACACCACCATTCTGAAGAATGCTGGCAAGGGCTTGGCCGGGAGCATCAAAACAGGCATGGAGGGCGGTTTGCCTGACCTCTGGACGCTTGTTTCGAGCATCCCCGGAAAGATTCTGGAGCTTCTGTCCGGCGGCTTTGATGAACTGAAAAAATGGGGCAGCGGCCTCATTGACTGGCTGAAAAAGCTGTTTGGTGGCGGGTCTGGTGACATCCAGAAGACTGCAAATAGTTTCCTCCAGAATGTAGGCAACGCTTTTAAGAAGATGTTCTCCGGCACGACCGACGAAGGCAACTCGTTCATGTCGAATCTGGGCGACCTGTTCAAAAACGGTCTGTCTGGAATCAAGAACAATACCTCCGGGCTGCTGGGCAGCATCAAAAATCTGTTCAGCGGAGGGTTTAAGAACATTTCCTCCGGCGCATCTGGCCTGTGGAACTCTGTCAAGGGCTTCTTCAGCAACGGATTGTCGGGCATTGCGTCCAATGCAGGGTCGATGATCTCCAACATCGGCTCCATCTTCAGCAAAGGATTTTCCGGCATTGCGTCTGGTGCGTCGGGCCTGTTCTCGAACCTTGGCTCTATTTTCAGCGGCGGGTTGTCGGGCATCGCCTCGACCGTCGGCAGCGGCTTGTCCGGCATCCTCGGTTCTGTTGGCTCTACGGTCGGCGGTATCGCTTCGACTGTGGGCGGCGGCCTATCCGGGCTGATCTCCACGATTGGTGCAGGCGTCGGTTCCATCGGCTCTGTCGTGAGCGGTGGTCTGGGTGCGCTGGCATCCGGCGCTGCTGGCGTTGCCGGTTCTGTCGGTACGGCCCTTTCCGGTGCTGCTGCCGCCGCTGGCTCCGCGCTGGGCGGCCTTGGCACTACGCTGGCTGGTCTGGCGACCGCTGGTGGCCCCATCGGAATCGCGGTAGCTGCTGTCGGCGCGTTGGGCGCTGGCCTGACGGTCGCATATAAAAAATGCGATTGGTTTAGAGATGGCGTGAACAATGCGTTCAACGCCATCAAAAACACTGTCTCCAATGTGTGTCAGGGCGTCGGCAATGCTGTGAAAAACATCTGGAACGGTGCGAAGAGTGCTGTGTCTGGAGCTGTCGAGGTCGGCAAAAACATTGTGAGCGGCATCGGAAACGGCATCAAGAATGTGGCTTCCGGCGTTTGGAACGGCGTGAAAAAGGTCGGCAGCGGCATTGTCAGCGGCTTCAAAAAGTTCTTCGGTATTCACTCTCCGTCCACCTTGATGGCAGACGAAATCGGCGCATACCTGCCCGCTGGCATTGACGAGGGCATGAAAGATGCTATGCCCGCGCTGCTGTCCAGTGCAAAGGACCAGATGGGCGATTTGGTGGACACCGTAAAGGCCGGAACTGCGGAAGCAGACGGAACACTGGCTGACAGCGACACTCCGCTGCTGTCCGAGGTTTCTGGCAAAGTAGACATCGTTGAGGGCATGGACAATGTTTTGACGCAGTTTTCCGACAAGGTGGCCGACAGCTTTACCAACCTGCTGGACCGCCTGACGGAAATCACGCAGAACGCAGGATTCTCCATCCCGGCGCTGGCGACTGGCACGGTCACACCGTACAGCGTGGAGGGCGGAAAGAACAGCTCTTCCGGTGGTGTGCTGGAAAAAATTCAGGCGTCGAACGACGAGACGACCCGCACCATCGTTCAGGCCATTGGCAGCGCGACGAATAGCATCTGCGCAGCTGTTGAGCAGTACAGCGGAGCGGAGGTCAACGTCGATGCAGACGGTCTCGCACAGCACACCGTGGACTATATCAACCGCAAGACCCGGATGTTTGGCACGTCGCCGCTGCTGACACCTGCGGAAGTATAAGGAGGTGCAGACCCTATGAAACCGATGCTCAAAATCGGGGGCCATGATTATACAAAGTGGGTGGCAGAGGGCGGGCTGACCCCAACAGACAGCGACGTTGATTCCTCGAAGTCTGGCCGCAACACTTTGGATGCGCTGATGGTGCGAAACAAAATCGGCGCGAAGATGAAGTGGAGCGTGACCTTAATGGACATCCCGGAAGAGGTTGCTGCCCAGCTGTCGAAAGACCTGAAGCAGACCTTTTTCGAGGCCACGCTGCTGGACCCGGATGCCGGCCGTTACCTGACCAAAACGTACTACTGCGCAAACCGCCCCTTTGGTGCGCAGCGGTATGACAAATCGACCGGCAAGACCTATTACGTCGGCATGGCGTTCAACATGACGGAGCAGTAAGGAGGTGAGCTGCCACGAGGCACAGAACGAACAACTGGACTGAACTTGCAGCTCGCGGACGCTTCAACATGAACGCCCGCGCTGTCATTGGGGGCAAAGAATACTACCGCATTTCTGCTCCACAAATCAGTCACAGCCTTGCAACGGAGCCGCTCAGTATCGGCAACTGCAATGCAGCATCTTTGAAGCTGGATGTGCTGTTGGAGAACGGCGAGGAAATCCCGGAGGCTGCGTCGGTGCGTATCATCGCGCAGCTCACGGATTTGGACGTCACTCGCCGAACGGAAGTTCTTCCGTTTGGCGAGTTCTGGGTCGATACCTGCACCGGGTCTGAAAATCTCTATACGCTGTCCTGCTATGATGCGATGCTCAAGACCTCGCAGGCCATGGTGGACGATAGCGACAGCGAAAGCGACTGGCCAAAGTCCATGGCCGTTGTGGTGCAGGAAATCGCGTACCGCATCGGCACTCCGCTTGACCCGCGCACCCGCATCAATCGCGGCCTGAACTACATGGTCCCTTATCCGAAGGGGTACACCATGCAGCAGATTCTTGGCTGGATTGGAGCCTGCAACGGCGGCAACTGGACTATCACGGACGAAGGTATGCTCCGGCTGGTGACGCTGACCGCGCCGCCCACGGAAACCTACCGCATCGTGGATGATAGCTACAACGACATCATCACCGGCGATGGCTACGCGCTGGCGTGGAAGCTGTCCAGCGGCAGCGGAGAAGCGCAGACCCCGGAGACCGGCAGCGGTGTTGGCTCGCTGGTCCCGATGGTCTATCCGGTTGTTGACCATGAATTCAACCGCATTGTAACGGCAGACGGCTTCACGCTGGTCTACGACAAGACCGGCGCAATCGAGGCTGAACAGGGCCTTATCCATGTGCCGTTCGTGCGCGGCCCTATCATCACCGGCAAGCGGCTTGTGGTGTCCAAGGTCACCATGACGGACGAGGAAGGCAACTCGTACTCGCAGGGTGATGATTCCGGTTTTGAAATCACTGTGGACAACTGCCCCTATTCCTGTCAGGGCATCTGCAACGACCTCTATTCCATGCTGCACGGCATCGAGTACGAGCCGTTCACGGCCACGGATGCGGTGTTTGACCCTGCAACGGAGCTGGGCGATCAGGTCAAAATCGGAGATCAGGTACACAGCTCCATCTATTCCATGGAGGCCACGCTGGATATCGGCTACGCGAACACCATCAGCGCACCGACCAACACCGAGGCCACCCGGCAATATCCGTATCTGACAAACCGCGACAAGAACCGCGATAAGGTGTTTCTGGAAATGAGCGCCGACTATGGCGGCGTTGCGATGTCCGCGGATGATGGTCTGGTCGTTACCAAGACCGGCAGCGCAGGGCGCAGCGCCTCCGCACAAGCTCTGACTGCGGCCCGGAGTACGCCGGTTTCCCGCGCCGAGGTGCAATATTCGGACGAGTACATTTCCATGCGAGCGCGGGACCCGGAAACCGGCCACATGGAGGACTGCATTTTCTTCGACGATGATGCAGAGAAGTACCACATCACAAAATCCGTTCTGATAGAACAGGCCGATGAACTGGCAGAGGAGTTGAAGAACTTGTCCGATGAACTGAAATCTATGGAAGGTGGAGAGGGCGCAGATGCCGTCACCCTGCCCCAGCTCATGCAGGCTGTCAAGGACGTTCAGACTGCCCTCACAGAGCAGCACACCACGCTGGAGGGGCTGGAAACATCCACGGCAGATGTCAAGAAGACGCTGGCTGCTATCCAGACGGCCCTCTCGGATATTAAGACAGCAGCGGATGGCATCCGGTCTGTGGTGGATAAGAACACAACAACGCTGGCCGCCGTGAAGGACGCACAGACAGCCGATCGGAAACTTCTGGACGGGATTCAGGCTGATACGACTGCGCTGACAAAGGCCATTGCGCTTCAGTCCGAAGATGTGTCCAAGGTTCACGCCACGGTGAATGAACACACGGCCTCTCTGACCGCAATGGACGAAAAGCTGACGGCTGTGCAAGATGCGCAAACGGCAGACCGTGAAGTTCTGGACAATGTTCAGGCGGACACGACGGCCCTGAAAAAATCTGCTGCTGACCAGTCGGCAGAGCTGGCTACAATACAGACGGATGTGACGGCGCTGAAACAGGCCGTTGCAACCCAGTCTGCCGAAATGTCCAAGGTTCATACTACGGTAGACGGGCACACGGCCTCTCTGACCGCGATGGACGAAAAGCTGACGGCTGCACAGGAAACATTGGACAGCATCTTCTCGCTGCTAAAAACGATGTCCGGCAGCAAGGACACCGAAACCAACCCGGACGCCGGGACGGATGCCGGGACAGACGATAAGACGAACGCAAAGGAGGATAATTTGTAAATGGCTGAAAAACGCATTCAGGATTTCGCCACGGTAACGGAAGCCCAGGATGACGACCTGCTTCTGGTTTCTTCCAATGACGAGACCTATAATATCAAGGTCAAGACCTTGAAAGATGCCGTGCATGGTGATGCGGACCGCGCCGAAGCTGCTGCAAAAGAAGCGCTGGCAACGGCAAAGCAGGTCTCGGATTCCGTCGGCAATATCGAAGAGCGGGCCTCTGCCGCAGAGGTAAAGGCGGCCTCTGCCGAATCTGCTGCAAAGACCGCTGTGCAGGACGCAGCAGACGCGAAGACCGCGGCATCCAACACGGAGGGCATGGTCTCCACGGCCCAGACTGCTGCATCCCAAGCCAGCACGGCGGCTGTCAAAGCGGAGGACGAAGCATCTAAGGCGTCTACCTCTGCGAGCGCTGCGCAGGAGGCGGCAGGAAAGGCAGCCGAGGCTTCCCAAAAGGCTGTCGAAGCTGCAACCACGGCAACGACCACGGCGAGCGAAGCGAAGACAACTGCCGGTGAAGCAAAGACCGCAGCAGAGCAGGCATCTTCTGACGCTGCCGATGCAGCGGCCAACATCAAGACCGCGACCGATGCGGCCTCGAAGTCTGCTGCGTCCGCAAAGACCGCAGAGCTTCAGGCAACCGCAGCGGCCAACACTCTGGCCCAGTTTCAGGAAATCATTGAAAACGGTGTTGTACAAGATGTACAGTCCGTGGATGATGGCCTGAAGATCACCTATACCAACGGCGGCACCATCACGCTGCCCATCAAGGCTTCCGGCGGGCTGGCGTTCAGCTCCATGTACTACGACACGGAAACCTATTACCTGCATCTGTACGACGAAAACGAGAAAGACGTCATCGACCCGGTGTACATTCCGGGCGGCGGAGGCGGTGGCTCTGGTGGTTCCTCCGGCGTCACCCTGACCAACGAAACCTACGTCAACGGCGAAAAGGCTCTGTCTTTTGCCATTGCGCAGGGTCAGAGCACGGAGGTGTCCTACACCTTTACCGACACTGACCCGGACTTTGGCGGCGCTGCTGCGTATTATGTCAACGGTGAGCAGGTGGCCACGGCCAACATCGTACAGAACAAAAAAATCACTTTTGACCCCAGCGCATGGCTGGTGTCCGGTAACAACAAGGTGAAGGTCGTTGTCACCGATGAAAACGGCGCGACCGGCTCCAAAACGTGGAACATCTCGGTTCTGACGGTTTCGGTCACTGCAACGCTGTCGGAATCCACATTGTACACCGTCGGCACGGCGTTCCGCATCACGTACACTCCGGTCGGCTCCGGCATGAGCAAGACCACGCACTTCCTCGTTGACGGCGTTCAGGCGGCAGAGGCCACGACCTCTTATTCTGGCCGCCAGCTCGTGCAGAGCTTGACCATCAATTCCCACGGCGCTCACGACATCGACATCTATACGACTACGACCGCCAGCGGGAACACAATCAAAAGCCCGACCGTCCACTTCTGCATTGCGGTCGTGGACAGCTCCAGCAATGTCCCTATCATTACGGTCAAGGACAAGAAGCCTTCTGGCAGCGTGTATATGACTGCTGCACTTCAGTATATGGTCTATGACCCTTCCACTGAAAGCGCGACTGTAAAGCAGTCCATTGACGGCGTGGAAACTACGCTGACCGTGGGCCGCAGCTTGCAGTCGTGGGCATACAAGCCCCGCACTGAGGGCGAGCATACCCTGACGCTGACCTGCGGCGAAACGACCGTCACCATGACTTACACGGCCACCGCGCTGGGCTATGACATCCATCCGGCCAACGTGGACGCGAAGTTTGACTTTGACCCGTCGGGCCGCTCCAACTCCGCAGCAGACCGCGACACATGGGAATCCAACGGCGTATCTCTGACCGTGGATAAAGATTTCGACTGGACCAACGGCGGCTTTCAGCAGGACAGCGACGGCAACACGGCCTTTGTTGTCCGCGCGGGCCATACGGCAACCATCAACTTTAACCTGTTCGGCTCGTCCAATATTCAGGCATACGGCGCATCTTTCAAGATGATCTACACGGCCAAGAACGCGCGCAAGTTTGACGCTGTGATTGCACAGTGTCTTTCGGACGGCATCGGTCTGGATGTGAACGCCAAGGAAGTGACCCTCTCCACCGAGCAGACCGGCATCAGCCAGTTCGTTTGCGAGGGCGAGTACACTGAGCTGTGCTACAACATCACCAGCCGGACGAAGAATAGCGAGCTGTTCCTGAATTTGCAGGGCATTCCGTCCCGGTTTGCCACCTATTCGGAGGGCGACCGCCTGACCCAGCGCACCCCGGTGCCGCTGACCATCGGCAGCCCGGATTGTGATGTCTGGCTGTACCGCTGCAAGTATTACGACATCAGCCTCGGCGACGCGGACATGATGGACAACTACATCGCAGACGCGCCCGACCCGGACGAGATGATTGCCCGCTATGAGGGCAACAGCGTGGACGATGGCGCTGGTAACATCATCACCGACTGGAATGCAGCATCCATTGACGAGGCGTATATCAACAATCTGGCGAAGAAAAATCCCGGTCTCCGCGTCATCAAACTGCGGGTTCCGCGCTTCACCACCGACAAAAACGATAAGGTCTCCGGCTCCAGCGTCGAACACTTGCTGTATGGTGCGCGGGCAAAAGACTGCTGGAAGAACGAAAACGTCGTTCACCGCGGGCAGGGCACCAGCTCCAATGCCTACGGCAAGGCGGGCCGCAACATGGACTTTGACTGCAAGGGCAAGTTCGTCTATACGGATGAACACGGCCTGACGGTTGAAGCCGACAGCTATGACATGACGGACGATTCCATGGGCGAAACCTACTTCAACGTCAAGCTGAACATTGCCTCTTCGGAGAATATGAACAACGCCATGCTGGCGGAGCTGTTCAACAAGTACCAGCCGTATATCCGGGCGGCTCGTGCAGCAAATCCCAAGGTGCGCGACACGATGGAGTTCCACCCCTGCGTTATCTTCGTGTATAACGAGAGCGCGGAAGAGGGCTTCACGCAGGGTCAGTGGATTTTCTACGGCGTTGGCGATTTCGGCAACTCGAAGAAAGACAAAAAGGCGCAGGGCCTTGACAGCACCCAGCGCCCCAATGAGTGCATCGTGGAGCTGTGCAATAACACCCACGTCTACAACCGTTTCAAGGGCTATGAAGGCGCAGAAGACGCCTCCAGCTGGGAGAGCGACGACAACCCCAATGCGCCGCTGTCTTTCCGCTACATCGCGGATGGCTGTGACGAGGCCGTGGCCCGGAAGGCGTGGAGCGATGTCATCAAGTGGGTGTATTCCACCGACCGCAGCGCGGCGACCGGCGAAGTTCTGAGCAGCCCGGTGGTGTACGGTGGTGTGACCTATTCCAATGATACGGCGGAGTATCGCGCAGCCAAATTTGTGAACGAGTTCGACCTGCACTTTGAGAGCAAGTCCACCCTGTACCACTACCTGTTCACCTCGTTCTTCACTATGCCGGACAACCGCGCAAAAAACACGTTCCCGCATTGCCATGATGTGACGGCAGAGCATCCCATCTGGGACTACTGCTTCGGTTACGATATGGACACGGCCATGGGCAACAACAACGAGGGCGACCTCGCGCTGGACTATGGCATGGAGGACACCGACCAGCTGAACGGCGGCAACGTTTTCAACGCACAGGATTCTGTTCTGTGGGCCAACGTCCGCGACCTGCTGACCGACCGCCTGAACACGATGGTTTCCACCCTGACGGAGCTGTTCGACGCCGACCGCCTGAACGCTGCCTTTGACGCCTACCAGAAGCTCCGCCCGGCACGTCTGCTGGTTGCAGATGCGCGGCGCAAGTATATCCGCCCTTATGAGGACCTGAAGGAGAACGGTGCAGCCGTCACGATGTTCATCCCCATGATGAACGGCACGAAAGAACTTCAGCGTCACTATTTCCTGAAGTACAACAGTATCTACTTCGCCTCCAAATGGAATACGGCGGCGGCCCGGAACGACAAGATCACCCTGCGCGGCTTCGCAAGTCCCACCGGCGAGGTTGCCGCCATCACCATCACGCCGTATTCTGACCTGTATGTGTCCATCCTGTTCGGCTCCATCCTGAAGCAGCAGCGTTGCAAGCGCGGCGAGCCGGTGACGTTGAGCATGAGCAAGGACACGGCGCTGAATGACACCGAGCTCTACATCTATTCGGCATCCATGCTGGAAGCTGTGGAGGGCATCGCCAGCGTGTACACCAATCAGGCTGACTTCTCTGCCGCAACCAAGCTGCGTTCCATCGTCATTGGCAGCGACGCGGACGGCTATTCCAACGTCAACCTGACGTCCTCTATCAAGCTGGATTTCTCGGCGCTGGCCGTGCTGGAAGAGCTGCGAATCGACCATTGCCCGAATTTGACCGCACCGGTGGACGTGTCCGGCTGTGTGGCCCTGAAAGTCGCCAGCTTCAAGGGAACGCCGGTCAGCGCGGTCAACTTTGCTGCTGGCTCTGCACTGGAAACCTGCTATCTGGAGCGCCCGGTCAGCCTGACGCTGCGCAATATGCAGAACATCAAGACCTTTGAGGTGGCGGACGGTTACGCAAACCTGACCGGTCTGCGCCACGAGAACACGCCGTTCCCGGCTGCGCTTGATATTGTCAATGCAGCGGCCAAGCTCTACACGGTACGCCTTGTGGGCATCGACTGGCAGCTTACCGGCACAGACCTGATGAATCGTTTGCTGGGCATGGGCGGCTACGACGAAAACGGTCTGGAAGTTCAGCAGTCCTCGCTGTCCGGCAAAGTCTATACCTCCGTCATTCGTCAGGCCGAGGTAGAGAAGTACACCGCAGCGTGGCCCGATTTGGCCCTGACCTATGGCGGGACCGTGCAGCAGTACAAGGTGACGTTCTGCGATTATGACGGGACAAAGCTGACCTTCAAGGATGGCTCCCCGGCAGAAATCCTCGTTGACCGCGGCGCGACCTGCCCTGACCCAGTGGCAACCGGGCTGATGGATACTCCGACCAGAGAAGCAACTCAGGCGGAAGTGTTCACCTATTCTGGATGGGATACTGTTCTGACGCAGGTGCTGTCCGAGCTGACCGTCAAGGCAACCTATACCAGCGTTCCGCAGCGCTATACGGTGCGCTGGTACTCGCAGACCGGCGTAGTTGTGGGCACAAAGACCGTAGACTATGACACCGAGGCAGTACCGCCCGACGACCCGGAGCGTACGGACGAGGAAGGAAACCTCGTTTATCGTCTATTCAACGGCTGGGACAAGTCCACAGCTCACGTCCGGGAGAATATGGACGTCTATGCGCGTTGGATTGAAGGGTCCTTGCCGAACTTCGGCGATGATCTCTCCAACCTGAATCTGGCGCAGCTGTACGGCATCCGGCAGTCTGGACGGTCTGCCCTCTATTTCACAGAGGACAACATCAAGACTCGCGTTCCGTTCACCATGGGCTATGAGCCGGAGTTTGACAACGTGGAATCTGTGCTGCTGGCTGAAAATATGGAGCTGGACGGCAAGACCTCCAAAGACACCGGTGTGAAGATCATGGACAAGGACACCGGCTGGACGCTGGTTGTGGACTGCGTATTCGACCAGCCGACGGCAGAGTCGTGTGTGGCGGCTTGCTTTACCAAGACTGGCTATCACGGCTTCAAGGTTAAATACAGCGGCGGCACGGCCGTCCAGTGGTCCACCAACACCGTGAACAATGGTCGCGGCACGGGCCTGTCTACCATCTCCGGCATTGGCACACAGTATGTGTCCGACCAGTACCGCGAGCTGGTGGTTCTGCGCCATGCCAAGGGCAGCCGGAACCTGTTCGTCTATTTCGCAAACCCGAACGGCGACGACATCATTTCCCGCGAGCTGACCAAGACCATCGACACGGCATCTGACGCGACCCTCATGCTGGGTTGCGACAATGACGGTAAGAACTTCGCGACCGGCTTCCTGTACCGGTGCAAGCTCTGGAAAGACGACCTCGGTGAGACTGAGTGCCTGAAGATGGCAGCATGGCCGCGTGAGGAAAGCTATCTGGAGGTCATCGGCACCGGCGGCGCAACCAAGACCGGCGGCGGTACGACCTCCATCGACCTGATTCACGCGGGTCTGCTGAACGGCTACCACCGCATGAACCCGACCAACAGCAACGCTGGAGGCTGGCCCGCATCCGAGATGCGCAGCTGGCTCCAGAAGCGCTATCTGACCGGTTTGCCTTCGGCGCTGCGCCGGATGCTGGTGTCCGTGCACATCTCGTCCGTGGATTACGGCGCGGGCACGGCTGGTATTCTGGAATCCGAGGATAAGGTCTATCTGCCCTCCATGCGTGAGATGAACGGAACCAATACGGAGCCGTTTGTGTACTGTGGCGAGCAGATCCCGTGGTTCACATCTGACCGTGTCCGCATCAAGTTTGCAGGCTATACGCTGGCGCAGAGCGTGAATTTCACGGTATCTAGCACCGCGCCCAAGACCCCTAAAAAGGGCGATGTGTGGATTTGTTCTGCCGACAGTAACGTGGGATATCTCTGGAATGGACACGCATGGGTAAGGGCGCGGTGGTATTGGCTTCGCGATGCTTCGGTGTCCGCGTCTACCAACTTCAACATTGTGAGCTACAACGGTAATGTGGGCAGCTACGGCACCGCAACGTACAACGACGGCGTTCTGCCCCGGCTTCATCTGTAAAATCTGGCAAAATCTGGGCGGCGTCAGTCCGCCCAGAACAGATGCCGGTTGCGGCAAATTTCGAGGGCGGCGCAGCCGCCTCGCGGCAAATTCTCCGAAATTGGTTCCAATTTGCCGGATTTTGTGATATTTTATCGTGGAGGAGGTGATAATGTGTCGGTTCTCGCAAGAAATCGCAGACTGTCAACGACAGAGTTTGAAATGAACTGCGCAAGGCTGGTGCAGCTGACCGCACAGCGGGCAGACCATATCCCGGCCCGGTACAAGAAATTTGTCAGGCCCCGGTTGATGGAGCTGACCACCAGCGCATACCATGCGGCCATCATGGCGAATGAGGCCGACAGTAGGACGGAGACCGGTCGAGCAGACCGGCGGAAGCTCTTTGAGCGCTCCATCCGATGTCTGGTTGCGCTTCAGAAACCACTTGTCGTATACTGGAGCCTGTTCGATTCCAAAGAGGGCGGCATCCGGGAGTGGGCAGACCTTGTAAATAAGGAACTGGCTCTTCTCCGCGGCGCTGCACACTTTGAGGATGACAGAGAGGTTCCCATGATAAAGACGTTTGACCTGAAATATTCGGAAGACCGGATGTTTCTGAACAAAATGCGAGAGCTGCACAAATACACCTACTCCAAAATCTGCACCGTACCTTTGGAATATAAGGACCACCTGTCCGACCAGATTTTGCAGTTCGTGGACGATGCGCTGTACTGCACCTTGCAGGGCAACGACAATTTCCCCACGACGCGAAAGCAGTATGAGGCGCGGGATAAGTACCTCAAACGGGCAATCGACAATCTGAACGGATTGCAGCGGCCATTGTATGCGCTGTGGAACGTCATGTGTTACAGTGAGAATATAATGGACGAGTGGGCGGGGCAGATCAATGAGTGCATCAAGCTCCTTTCCGGTCTGCGCAACTCTGACAAGAAGCGCTTCGGGAAGCTGAAATGATGGTTCCAATGGTGGCACGTTGTTTTAGGCTTTGCCGGTGGTATTGGCTTCGCGATGCTTCGGTGTCCGCGTCTACCAACTTCAACAATGTGAACAACAACGGTAATGTGGGCAACAACAACAACGCAACGAACAACAACGGCGTTCTGCCCCGGATTCAATGTTTGAAAGTAACCATGTATAAGGGTGAAAATATCCAGAGAATATTGAAGGAACGTGCAACCATCCGTCTGTAACGGCGGTAAATTGATGGCTGGCCTGTGCTAAGGCTGGCGCACCGTATCGGTGTCCCTGAGCGGGGCGGCGGGACGATTCTTTCATGGCAGGTCATGTGCTGGGCCTGTTTCATCACCGCTTCGCAAACCTGTTTAGAATGCACACTATAAGTAGCAGGAAGGGCGTAGATTCTTTGACCAATCGAGAACAAATCATGGCTAGGATAGAGCGAAGTAAAGCTCGGAAAGCCGCAAAACGAGAAGCACGGGCGCGCGGAACGTGGCGAGAGAACGGCAGCATTGATCTGGAACTGCTGACCAAGGCCGCCAACGATGCAGCCCGCCGCTGCTGCTGGCATGGGAAACCGGTCCGGGAGCAGATAGAAACCGCGCTGGAGCCGCGCACTCCCTATGCGGAGCTGCGTATCAAAGCTCTGGACCGGGTAAAGAGCCGGGAACAGCGGTTGCAGGACGTGACACCGCTCGGAGACTTCCGCAGCGTGTTCACGATTCAAAACCTCATGAAGTCTTTGCAGAAGCGCCGGAAAGGCGTCGAGTGGAAAGGCAACGTGCAGCGCTTCATCTTCCACGCAGTCTTGAAGTTGAAACGGCTGAAAGACTCGCTGCTGGAGGGTAAACTGAACGTCGATGCCACAATCCGACGAATCATGCTACATGAGCGCGGCAAGCTGCGCGAGATCCATGCAGTCATGATTGACTGCCGCGTTGTGCAGGGCTGCTATTGCGACAGCTGCCTTGTGCCGCTGACAGAGCGCACCCTGATTCGAGACAACCCGGCCAGCGTTAAGGGAAAGGGCGTCACAGATGCCCGAAACCGGCTGGCAATGTTCCTGAAAGAGCTGGCCGCGAAATACGGCAACGGCTTTTTCATTATGACCGGCGACTTCACAAAGTTCTTTGACCACCTCCGGCACAGCGATTGCCTGAAAAGATTCCGAGAAATCCGGCTTGACCGGATGCTTCAGGGCCTTGGCATGAAGATCGCCCGGATGTATCAGGAAAACGAGCTGCATGAAATTGCAGATGAAGCGGAACGGGCGGCAAAAGCGGAGCAGCTGCGCCGGCATAAAGGCATTGGTCTGACGCTGGGCAGCCAAGAATCGCAGACCATGGCGCTGGTTATCCCGAATGGGATTGACCATGCCGTCAAGGACAAGCTGGGCGTCCGGGCCTACGAGCGGTACATGGACGACACCATGGCTGCTGGCCCCTCGAAAGAGGAGCTGAGGCACGTTGGTCAGACTATCCAGAGTGAGGCGGCCGAGGTTGGACTTTCGATGAACGCCAAGAAAACGGCGATCACAAAAGCCTCCAAGGGTATGAAGTTCCTGCAAATCTATTATAAGGTGACGGACACTGGACATCTGGTGAAGAACCTCGTGCGGGCCGGCATCGTCCGAATGCGGCGCAAACTGAAGAAGTTCGCAAGGATGGTTCAGCGCGGCGTCATGCGGCTGGACGATGCTTTCGCGTCGTTCTCTGCGTGGTTTGGCAACTCCTATCACGCCGACGCATACCGGACCAGAAAAGGAATGCTGTCCCTGTACTGGCGGCTGTTCCACGGATACCGAATGGAAGGAGTGTACGCATGATTTTTTATAAAATCCTTGCAGATGGCAAGGTACTGGACGTCAATGACGTGTTTCTGCGCTGGCAGCCCAAACATGGCGTGATGCTCATCTGCGACCCTGCAAAGGCAGAGTTCATCTGCCCACGGGATTGCAGCGGGTACTATCATCCGTCGTGGCTCAACAAGCCGCCGGAGGGTGCTGTGTACGACGGCGAGATTGACGCCGAAGAAATCACCGAGGCTGAATATAGAGCGCTGCTGGAGCAGCTGGAGGCGGGCGGAACGGTGGTCAACCCGGAGCCTGACCCCGGCGGCACTGGCGGCGAGGATACCGGCTCCGGCGGCGATAACACAAGTGACAACGGCGGGCAGCAAAAGCCCGCCGTTGCAGATATAAAGCAGTTGGTTGACACCTGCGCTGGCTTGCAGAAGCAGGTACAGATGCTGACGGACTGCTTGTTAGAGATGAGCGAGGAAGTTTATGGCTAAGTTGGCCGTGGACATTCTTGCTCATTTTCTTTGCAAAATTTTATTCGGAAAGGAGGGTACGTTCATGATGGCAATGCTGTGGGCACAGCAGATCATGCTCGGCAAAAAGACTTTTGCTGAGGTTCCTGCCAAGCTGAAGAGCAAGGTTCGGGAGCTGCTGATTGATTCCGGCTGCGAAGACCTTATTACTGAGGACTAAGCAGGGAGACAACAGGAAAGGCGACTGCGTGAAGATACGCGGCCGCCTTTTTATTTGAAAATCACACAGGAGGTTTGGAATGGACCAGCCTATCACGCGAGCCGAACATGAAGAGTTCAAACAGCGGCTCAAGGAAGAAAACTCTCGTCAGGACAGGCGGATTGCTCTGCTGGAAGAGAGCGTGAGCAAGATGGGGACACTGTCCACGTCGGTCGAAAAACTGGCTTTGAGCATGGAAAGCATGGTCAAAGAACAGGAAAAACAGGGGAAACGCCTGGAAACGCTGGAAAGCCGAGATGGCGAGATGTGGCGCAAGGCCGTAGGCTATGTCGTGACAGCGGTCATTGGTATCTTTATCGGCTTTGTGTTTACCCAGATTGGAATTTAAGAGGTGTGCCAATGAGCATTATCACATATAAGCGCGGCGACAGAACCGCGCTGACGAAGAATTTCAGCCGGTACGAGTTCGACTGCCCGTGCGGCTGCGGAACCCAGATGGTAGATCCGGAGCTGGCCGAAAAGCTCCAGCGTATCCGGGAGGTGACCGGGAAGAAAATCAAAATCACTTCCGGCTACCGCTGTCTGAAGCGTAATCAGGAAGCGGGCGGCGGCACGAACAGCCGCCACCGCTACGGCATGGCTGCCGATTGGCGGCTTGATGATCGGAGCCTGAACCCGGTGGCATTGGGAATCCTTGCGCAGGCCGCAGGGTTTGGCGGTATCGGGATCTACTGGTACGCGGGCAATGCGTTCTGTCACGCAGACACGCGGAGCAGCAAGGCAACGTGGCTCTGCGATGCTGCGAAGCACTATCCGTCCACCACATACCTGAAATTCATCCTGCCGACCATTAGGCGCGGCTGTGCCGGCGATGCGAACCGTGTCGCAACGAAGTTCCTTCAGCGGCTGCTCGGCCTGACCCCGGACGGCCTGTTTGGCAAGGCCACGGAAAACGCGCTGCTCAAGGCGCAGGCAGCACACAAGCTGACCCCGGACGGCATCTGCGGCCCAGCGAGCTGGAAAGCTATTTCCGGGGCCGATAAGTACATCTGACCTATCCCACTATCATAAACGACACAAAGCGCCCCAGAGGGGCATCTCCGGGGCGCTGATGAACATAAAGGAGAAATATCATGGAAGCTATGCTTAGTTTTATTCCCGCGCCCATCGCTTTTGCCCTGATGCTGGTGGGCTTTGTTTCGCTGGCGGTCGGTGGCATCCGGTTGGGCTACAAGGCCACCGTCAAGGATCTGGCGCTTGAGCTCGTCAACAAGGCCGAACTGTCCATCATGGGCAGCGGGCAGGGTGCCAAAAAGAAGAAGCAGGTGTTCGCCGCTCTCCGCGCCAAGTGCCCGGCGGCTATCCGCTGGGCCATCACCGACGAGGTGCTGGATGCTGTCATCGAACACGCCTTTGATGTTATGACCGCAGCACTGGGCAAAAAGTCTTGACTGCTGCATGAGTGCCGTGTAAAATAGAGGCACTTGAAAAGCTTCGGCTTTTGTAGAGAGCGGCCCGGCATGGTCCACTCTTGATTTTATATTTGGCTACCTCGGTAGCGCGCAAAAATCCCCCTGCATTGACCTTCGGGCCAGTGTAGGGGGATTTTTTGTTTGTTAGAACTTCATCTGTGCAGCGTCTTCAACACTCACGTCGTCGAAACACCGGGTCAGTTCATCAAGGACTTTGCGCTGTGTTTTCTCACTCAAACCAGCGTTGCGCATCGCCATGACACAGTAGCCGATGCAGGCTGCGTTTGACCACGGTCCATTCAGTGACAGGAGCATTTCTTCCATATCGATTACCTCCGAAGATCTCCATTGTATACGCGAACCAGCACCCAGTCGGACAGCGGTTTGACGTTCCCGGCCCAATCCCGGAGGGCTTCATCGGTGCCGCAGGCCTCGCAGATGTACACGCCCTTGGCGTGGCGGCTCAATGCTCCATGGGTCAGCTTGTCCGGCATCCTCTCGCCGCAGCGGGGGCACAGCGGCCAGCCCTGCTGCTGGTCATAGACCATCTTCTCAATAGCTTTTTCGTCTGTCATTGTGCTTCCTCCTTAAACATTTCGGCTAACCGAGTGATATGCAAACCAGTGACCGCGCCGCCGGAACAGATAGAACCAATTCGTGAACTCCTGCCCGGTGCAGTCATAGGGGCTGTTGTAACTCTTCAAATAATGATGGTTAAGAAACCAGTTGGTAGCGTCCATCTCGTGCGCCTCGTCCAGCTTATCGGGCAGCTGAACAAGCTCCAGACGGCCGTCATAGTCGGCACTGATAATGCGCACATTGGAAACGGGGCGGTTATTGTAGGCCCGGATCTCCATCTTGACGGTTGCGGCCAAGTTTTTCACAGCGGCTTTCTTTTCGGCAGAGGCTGAAATATCGCGCTGCATGAACATCAGGAGTGCATACGCATCCCGCAATCTCTCATTATCGGTAATACTGAACATGGTCATGACCTCCTTACTTCATGTTCTGGCGTTCCCAAGCGACCAAGCGGCAAAATTCCTCGCGGGACATGGATTCCGGCTTGCTGGTCTTGATGTAGTCCTGCTGGCCGAAGATCTCCAGCTGGTCAATGTCGTCAGGCGACTGGGTGATAATCTTTGCAGGCCAATCGCACCCGCCGGGAACTTCGATGCGCCACAGGTACAGGTTGTCATCAAAGTAGAAATCGTTCGGGATGTACCGCTCTTCTGCATCGGTGCCCTCGACATCCAAGATGTATTTTCCGAGGGCGCCGAAAACCTCCAGCCGGGTGGGAGCCTTGTCGCGGTCGTTCATATCGTACAGCTTGATATCGCAAGCTGTTCTGTTGCGGAAGGAAACCTCGGAAATGGTGCCAGTGTATTTGTAGAGTTTCATATCTTAGACCTCCTTGACTTCCACGGTCTTGAGGCTGCCCTCGATGTAGCCACGGCCACGCAGATGTTCGCAGCTCCAGCAGAAACCGATTACTCGCTCACGGATGAAGTAGGCGGTATGGTCCGCACGATCCTCATTGAATGCGGCGTGGATTTCTTTTGCCCGCTCGTCTTCCACCAGAATAGAGGCACTGGCCTCGCCGATTTCGCCGTTCTGACCGTGCTTCATGTCCTTGGAATCGTAAGTAAAGATTACCTTTTTCATTGTTTTGCCCTCCTCAGTGCAGCTGTGCGCTGTGATTGTTGTAGATAACGGTATATACGCTGTTCTGCTTGGTGATTTGGATGTTGCTCACCACAACACGCTTCAGACCGAACTTCCGGTGAATGAATTCCTTGACCAGCGGAGAAGCCTTTTCGGGAAGGTACTTCTTGATGCGGCAATCGCGGCGGCAGTAGCGCTCAAAGCGCTTTTTGTTGGCTGCGGTGGCTCCCTCTCGCGTTCCGTAGAACGCGGAATCATCGAAGCTGCTGCTCACCTCGTAGAACTTCTCGCAGGAGATGACTTCCAGCCGGTTGTTCCAGATGACATCGCGGCGCTGGTTGTCGTTGGGCTTGACGTTATCGGTGGCGATGCCGACCACGAGCTTCAGACCTCCCAGCTGGTTGTAATCTTCCCACTCGCTGAATCTGTCCAGCAGAACGCGGACAATCTGCTTACCGTCGGTCAGGTCGATGTGAGCGATCTCGCCCTGACTGCCGGACATCGAAGCGGTGTTGATGATATAGCCCTGTGCGATGTAGCTGCTGACAGTCTCGGTGAACTTGCGGTTGATATCGATGTACTTCATTGTGTTACCCTCTTGTCTTTCTGGCCTTACTCTGTTAAAATAGAGGGCGGCCGGGGTAAGGCTCCCGGCTCGCCGTTGGTTCGGTGTTGAAGATCAGTTGCTTTGGACGGTGGCTGGTCTTCTTTTTTACTCTTCCATTCACCTCACTCCTTTCTGTAAGGGGCTTTCGCTCTCTGCCTTACATCTACATTGTACACCTTTTCGGTTTACTTGTCAATAGTTTTGATAAACTTTTTTGATTTACTTTGAAATAAAAGAGGTTGACAAGTAATTGATTTTGGTGTACTCTATACATGAAAGGAGTGGATGAACACATGACAGTGTCGGACATCATCAAGGGGCTGCTTTCCATGACAGGGAAGAAGCAGACAGATCTGGCCGAAGTCCTCGGTATGAGCAGCAAGCAGGCAATGAGCAACAAGGTGCGCATGAACCGCTGGTCGGCGGATGACCTTATCAAGGCAGCAGAACTGTGCGGCGGCAAGGTTGCAATCATCATGCCGGATGGGCAGACCATCCAGCTGCGCAATGATGAAGATGAAAAAAGCCCGGACGAATAAACGTCCGGGCAGGGGAGAGGTGCTTACTTTTTGCGGCTCTTGCTCACCGTTTTCGGGATTCGCCGGACCTCTTTTACTCTGCGCACCTCATTCGGCTCATAAATAAGTAAGTCGCTGAGTGTGCAGTCCAGGGCTTCACAGATAAGGTCGAGGTCATCCAGATTGACCCGATCGGAGAAGTCATGGTACATTTCGTTGATGGTCTGGCTGCGGATCCCGGTGGCGCGAGCAAGTTCGCTCTGCGTCATCCGCCGTTCGCCAAGGCGGGTGGACAGCATAATCCTAATCATAGCCTGTATCTCCTTTGCCAAGAATTTTACCGATTTGAAACCGGCTTGTCAGGATTTTGGCAGAAAAATACAGAATACGGCAAATTAGAACGAAATACGGAAAACTGAAACGAAAAAAGGCCCGAAACCTGCGTGCGTAACGCAAGGCTCCGGGCCTTTCTCAATGCCGATTAGTGAGCGTCGGTTTTCTATCGACTGTTGGAAGAGGACAAAGCAAAACGAACACAGAACCCACCATGCAGATGGAACTGTGTTCGCCTAGCTCTCTAATGGTTGGGGATGAGAGAATCGAACTCCCACAAGTAGAGTCAGAGTCTACCGCACTACCACTATGCAAATCCCCAATATTCTGTTGTGTTTTGCGGGGTGAGCCGCTCAACGTGTGCTATTATACGGGAAAAGCCCGGAGTTGTCAAGCATATTTTTGAAAAAAAGTTGTACTTTTTTGGAAAATGCCGCAGCAGCGCCGGATAATCTATGCCGGAGCGCTGCCACGCTTCGGCAGGTTCTGCGCACCGCACCGCCTATACTGGAAGGTACAAAACCTTACAAAGCACCAGAAGGAGGATGCCT